ATCGGCTATAATGTTGCGAAGCAACGCCGATAGGACGCGAGGGATGGGAGTATACCCACTTAAGTTTGGATGTCAAGACAATTCCGCCAAGATTTACAGAAAATCTTTTTGATCGAATATTGAAGAATAGTATTGACTCTACTTTCAATTGTGTTACCATACTCGCATGGACATCACCCCTACAACCCCCGCCGATGAACTGCCCTGCACCTGCACTAGCATGGATCAATACGTAGACGGGCTTTGCCCCGGCTGCATTGAAGCCGCAGACCGCGATGCGGACTTAAAGGAGTCATGCGAAGGTGCCTGTGATGCAGGTCGCGCCTGCCACGACGAAGATGAATCGGCTGTGCGCGAAGGTGACGATGACCGCTACTACAGCGGTACAGGTGAATCGATGGATGATTCGTCTTACGAACGCTACCTGAACCGTGGATAAATCTTACAAAGTTTTGATATTGTTGTTGAACAAACCTCTTACATAGGATACCATACCGACATGAAGATCAAGAACATAGACATGGATTGGAATGACGATGAAGACGAAGACAGCATGGAAGATGAAGCCTGTCTACAGGGGCGTTGGGAACCCGTAGACGATGAGATTGAATCCCTGATTGATAACCTCGACAACGACTAAGGAGACACCATGGCGATTCTAAGTGACAGCGAGATTGCACAACTGCAATCGACAATCTTGGCAGCAGCACAGAGCAACAGGAAGCCGCAGATCAGCGAGATCCTCGCATCAGTTCAGTACGCAGTTCTGTCAGCCGTGGACGAGAGTGGCATGGTTTGGTATCAGGATGCGGAATGCCGCGAACTGATTATGCGCTCTCTTCACAAGTTGATGGATGACAACACTCCGGATATGTTCACTCCGGTTGAGAAGGCGTTGATCATCAACCTGATGGCATTGGGTCAGTTGGCAATCATGTTGGAGGGCGTATAAACCACTAGCCTCAATGTAAGTCAGTTAAACTAGAGCGCAGTAGATGCTCGAAATTACGACTGCTGTTGGGGCAACCGTAGCCATCATAATCCTGATGAGCCGTACAAAACAGGTGAGCGGGTGGTGACCCGGCTGAAACAGGGTCACCAAGTTTGGGATCGTAGCGCAGTTGGTAGCGCAGGAAACTTTTAATTTCTTGGTCGTGGGTTCGAGCCCCACCGATCCCACTAAAGGAGATAGAATGACATACGCCACACTATTAAAAACAATCAAGCAAGCAATTGACAAGGATCCTGATCTACTTCATCGCCCAGTAGTCATCTACGATTCAACAAACGACATTCATCATTGGGCTGACCCAATGCATACCAAACTCGACAAGGACGATCAATTTGCCATTGGATTCTAAGGAGACACTATGGAAACTGAGAACGAAACAACACAAATCGTTTACGACATTCCGCTCAAGGGTACATACACAGAAGGAGAGCGAGACTACACGTGGAAGCGTGTGGGTGAGTTTTACTACTTCATCCTGAACAGCGGTAGTGACCTCTGCATTGACTGTAGGTTTGGTGATGACAATCTTCCAATCTTTGAAGATGTCAGTTGTGTCTCTGTTGGGATGCGAGGCGCAGAGAGTTACCTGAGCGAGGAGTACTTCGACTACCTTGAACCCCTGATCGAACATTTCAAAACTTTTCCAATTATTCGTTGACATTCACCCCTAAATCGGATATCATACTCGTATGAAAGAGATCGACCTGTTTGAATTGGCTGAAGACATTCTCGCAAACCCTGATCTCGCTGAAAAGTGGGAGATGGGCGAAGTAGACTTGGGAGATATGTTTGCCACGGTGTACACCCTTGGTAACGAGGAGATCCTTGTTATCTTTCAGAACCATCTTAGCGGAGAAATTGAGAATGTCGAAACCTATGCAGACGAAGAAGAAGCCACGGAAGCCATTATCTCGCACCAAATCAGTCACCAAGAAGATGTCGACTACTACCGCACGGAGGACTAAGATGCCATCAACCGGATTTGCCAAAGCATTGAGTGACGGCATGATCGTCAAGGTTGTCTTTCGCAAGAAGGACGGAACCACTCGCACTCTGAACGGAACCACCGATCTCAAGAAGGTTCCCAAGGTTGATCACCCATCGAAGGATGGCAAGAAGGCAGACTCGCCCGGTGTTCAGCGTATCTACGATCTTGACATCGGTGAGTGGCGAAGCGTGATTCTGACCACCATCAAGAAGTGGGAACCAATCGAGTACGAATTGGTATAATGTGTGGCGCGGTAGACCAACGGCAGAGTCAACAGACTTAAAATCTGTCAAGTGTGGGTTCGAGTCCCACCCGCGCTACCTCTATTCCCGTAACTCAGTTGGATAGAGTAACAGATTTCTAATCTGTATGTCGTTGGTTCGAATCCAACCGGGAATGCTTGACTTTCAACAAAGGAGAGGATACAATGTAATGCATATCACCACAAACAATATAATACTTTATTCGGGTTGACGGCATAACTGACCAGCGTGAAGCGGGACAGGAACCGTATAGAGGTAGCCTATGGTTGCCCGGTTGGACACTCGCCGTAAAAGTAGTGTCATCTAGAAGGGTGGCTGAATTGTAGTTAGAGCGCGTGCCTTATAAGCGCGAATATGTGGGTGCAACTCCCGCCCCTTCTATTCGTGATTGGTTTGCTTAATTTTATAAAGGAGACACTATGGTGACAGCAGATAACATTGGATGGTTTGTGGCAGGGTTGATGGTTGTTGTGTTCGTAGCGTACTACATTAAGTCGATGGCAAAGAACTTTCGGGCAGAGATGCTTCAACGCATCGAGGAAATTGACCTCGGACTCAGCCGTGAATTGGAACAAGTCCACATTAACCACGACAAACGCTTTACACGGATTGAGAACACCATTGTTCGTATGAGAGATCAATGCGACAAGAGTCAGTGCTGCATTAACGAATACCCTTCGTAAGGTTGTTCAACTCCCGCTTTCCCCCCACACCGAAGTCAGAGTCGGTGTGGGGTTATTTTATTTAAAATTATTTTATATTAATTTATTATTAATTTTTATTATCGGACGTACTATCGGCTAAAATTGTTGCGAAGCAACGCCGATAGGCCAGGATGGCGCATTATACCACAAAGCACACAGATGTCAAGAAAAATCTCCTCGGATTTCAAATATATTTTTTTATCAATCTTGAAAAAAATGCGAGGTATTGACTAGCAATCTTGTGCAAGTTCGGTTACCATATACACATCACGAGGATCGTCCTTGTGCCGAAGCAACAGAAGGAACCGTATGACAGACTCACAGATCAATCTCGCAATGAACAGCAACCTGACCGGAGAGAAGGGGAGCCTCATCCCCGCCATCACTCCATCGTATGTGCCTTGGGGTCACTTCGATGATGTCGAGAAGTTCGTCCGCAACAACGACTTCACCACTCTGTATGTTACCGGGCTGTCCGGTAATGGTAAGACCACCATGATTGAGCAAGCCTGTGCTAATGCCAATCGTGAGTGCATTCGTGCCAACATCACAGCAGAGACAGACGAGGACGATCTCATTGGTGGTTTCCGTCTTCACAATGGTTCAACCGTGTTCGTCTACGGTGCTGCCATCGAAGCAATGAAGCGTGGGGCTGTTCTCCTCTTGGATGAGGTCGATCTTGCCTCTGAGCGCATCATGTGCTTGCAGCCAGTCTTGGAGGGCAAGGGTATCTTCATCAAGAAGATTTCGGAGTTCGTGCGCCCTGCTCCGGGGTTCATGATTGTGGCAACTGCCAACACTAAGGGTGACGGTGGTGGGGACGATATGTTCGTTGGAACACGAGTTCAGAACGAAGCGTTCTTGGATCGGTTCGATTACACCTACGAGCAGGAGTATGCTCCTCGTGCAGTCGAGACTCGCATTGTGATTCGGATGATGTCTGAGCGCAACTGTCGAGATGACGATTTTGCCAACTACCTGACGAAGTGGGCTGAAACCATTCGTAAGGGTTACGCGGAAGGTGCCTTGGACAAGATCGTCTCCACCCGCCGTCTGCTTGGAATCGTGAAGGGTTACGCTGTGTTCCGCGACAAGGAGAAGGCTGTTCGCCTGTCCCTGAATCGGTTCGACAGAGACACTCAGGAAGCGTTTTGGAATCTTTACACCAAGATTGATCCAACGATCAATCCAATCCCGGAGGCAGTGGTCGTTCCGTCTGCCCCGGTCATCGAAGAAGTGGTTAAGCAAACCACCATGCCTACTACAGTCAGTATCTAACAAGGAGTCACTACCATGCCGTATGTCAATAAGAGAAATCGTTATATCGCAGCCGCAAAGTTCTTCGCGGAGAACAATCGCCCCACTAGTCCGGGTCGTATCGCCCGCAACGAGCCCGCGAGTTACCTGTTCGAGAAGTGGGAACTGCTTGCCATCGCCAACAAGATTGGCATGAAGGGCGTTCCAACATGGGTACTGAAGGATTGCGCTACGGACATCACCAACTTCTCACGAGGTGCCAAGATGTACGATATGGCAACCCTGATCGCTGCCAGTACCGCAGCCTCCGTCTGATCCCTTTTGCTTCGCGGTGGGGAGAGTAGAAATTATCATAATTTTCTGCTCTCCCCTCTTGACCCGCATTCCAATTCTGATACCATAAACAACATGAACACCTCTACATCATTGTTCGCTCGTGCCCTCGCAAGCGAGAACATCTTCGTCAACCTCGACACCACAGCCCCTACCGCTTCATTCGATATGGAGAGTCGTACTCTGACCATTCCGGATTGGAAGACATCCCAAGCCCTCAAGGATATGATCATCGCCCATGAGGTCGGTCATGCCCTGTACACTCCCGCTGAGGAGTTCCTTGCCTCGCTTGACAGCGCAAAGGAGCGCAAACTTCATCCGCAGGGCTACAAAGCCTGTATCAACAGCATCGAGGATGCCCGTATCGAGCGCATGATCAAGGAGAAGTTCCCCGGCTGTCGGCGTGACTTCTTTGAAGGCTACAAGGAGATTCTCGCCCTTGACATCTTTGAACTGAAGGACACTCCGGTCAGCACGATGTCGATCATTGATCGCATCAACCTGTACTTCAAGTTTGGTGTCTTCGGTCTGATGTCCTTTGACTTCAGCCCCGCTGAACAGAAGATCATTGATCGCGTATCGACTGTCAAGACCTATGCCGAAGTGGTCAAGATCGCGGACGATCTGTTCATGTTGGCAAAGGAGGAGATGGATGAGAAGCCTGATACATCCCCATCCAATGATCTTGGCGAATTGATGGACAAGAAGTTCATGCGTGATGGCAAGGATTTGACGGATGCAGATCAGTACAGCACAAAGCGTGAAGACTTTCCGTATATGTCATACTCGCTGCCCAAGGTGGATTCATCGCTTTGCATCGTTGGCTTTCAGGAAGTCATTGATGACTATGCCTTCAAGACTATTAGACTTCAAGACAATCCACGCAAGAACAAGGATTGGATCTCAGAGGTCAAGACCATGATCGCTACCACAGAGGTTGAATTGTCAACCTTCCGTAAGGAAGTGGACAAGAGTATCAAGGAATTGGCTGCTCAGTTTGAACGCCGTAAGGCAGCAGCAGAGATTCGTAATGAGCGCATGAAGGAGAGCGGAAACCTCAATCCGGATCGTCTGCATCAGTACCGTACCCATGACGATATCTTCCTTCGCAACCTTGTGAAGTTTGAGGGCAAGAAGCACGGCATGGTCTTCCTTATTGATTGGTCGGGCAGTATGTCATGCTGTTCAGACAATGTGATTCGTCAGACTCTGCTGCTCGTTGGCTTCTGCCGTAAGGTCAAGATTCCATACGAAGTGTTCCTGTACACCGATTGTCAGGACAAGACACAGAGGATTCCCGGTGCTGTGGAGACTGCTCGTTTGGAAGCAGAGAAGGCAGAGATTTACAAAAAGATTTATCCAAACCACCCTTCTCGTCATTCCACCTTTGGTAATGCAAAGGATGAGAAGGATTCCCTAAACTTTGTGCATACCAATTTGGTGCAGGTTCTCAGCAGCACCATGACGGATGCAGAGCAGAAGGAGATGGAAAAATTGCTGTGGTTGGCAGGTGGTTCAAGCAGCAACCGCAAGGACTACACCTATGCCATCAACGAAGTGATTCCGTCAGCATTGCACATGGGTGGAACGCCTACGGTGGAAGCCATGATGATTCTGCACGACTTCCTGCCGAAGTTCATCGCCAAGACCGGATCGCAGATCACTTCGCTGATCATGGTCACGGATGGTGAGCCGAATCATCAGAGTATTTCAGGCAAAAGGTCATACAATGCAGTCAAGGGATTGCGTATTCAGCACATGGCAACAGGTCGGACGGTCACCATACCATCGGACACTCGCACGGGCGTGGACAGCCTTGGGCTTCAGTTGCAATACTTCATGGCATCGGAGATGCAGAGAATGGGTGTTACTACCATCGGGTTCTCCATCGGTGGCATGACGGGCGTGGGTGCATCGCTGTTTACGAAATTGATTCGTAATCCGAAACAGGTCTACCCAAGCAACATGACTCGCAAGGAGTATGCGGAAGCACAGAAGTCAGAAGTGTCGGATGTCAATCGTGAGTACAACACGGACAACTTCTACCCTGCTCTTCCTGAGTTGACTCCCGGTTTCCATGAGTATTACATCGTCCGTCCTTTGCGCCCTGCTTCCGATGTCCTGCCTGAATTGGTCGGAACACTTACCAAGATTCGCAATACTTTCATCAAGAGCATGACCAATCGTATGGTCAGTCGAGTGTTCTTGAATCGCTTCGCCAATCTTGTGGCAGGTCATCTGCCCAAGAAGGGCAAGCGGTAGAGACAAACAGTAACCGTAGAGGGTTCGCCACCTAGACTGTCAAGAGTCTAGGTGGTTTTATTTTATTCCCACCCAGGGAGAGCGCCTGGGAGTCCAGAATAAAAAATAATAATTATCGGACTTTGTACTATCAGCCACAGCCTATCAACAAAAAAATTCGTGATAACTAAAATTTTGACCTTGACACAGCCCTTCGCGTATGGTAGAATATAGTTCCCGCGCACCCAAAAAGCCGATAGGTCGCGTCCAATAATACCCTGTCACAAACAATTTAAAAAAATCTGTGATAACCTAAAGTTTGACCTTGACTATTGTAATAAGTTTGATCTGTGGTATAATATGGTATATGAGTGTTATCAGACCAACCACTTCTCGCCCCTCGCTGTCTGGGCTTGAGAGCGTGAACCCAGAAACCTCTAGAGTTCTGCAAGACCAATCTTCTGCTACTTCGGCGCATCTGCCTCTGTCCATGGTGTCTTCTGATACCTTGGTGTATATTGAAACTCCTGTGGACGGTATTCAGGACGATATCCATGGACAGAGAACAGATGTATTATTCGCCAATGTACTATCAGCCTATCGGCACTCTATACCATACCAGTCTGAATGCTCTTGTATGCCAGCGAGCTCTCAAATACTCGGACGGTATTCAAAAAGGAGAGGATTGTAAAAATATGGATGGTATTTGAGAAAATTGTATTGATTTTGTAGAATACTGTGGTATAATGTACTATGTGAGCCCTCTTGGAGGGGGGCCTTGGACAGGATTCAAAAAATATGATAAATTTTGTATAGAGATTGTCTCAGAAGAATCGTTTATAGGCTCTTGGAGGGTCTTAGAGGTCTGTAGAGTGCCTTTGAGGGCTAAAAGGGCTTAGAGAGCCTCTCAGGGCTGTTGTAAACGAGTCTGAGAGGGTGTACTAGATGTTTTTGTAGGACAGGATTCAAAAATTTTCCAAAGTTTCCTTTTACCCCTCTACCATCCCTCGCATACCCCATTTACCCCCCTATATACCTTCCATGAGAAATGTTACTTTACCTTATCACCTGTATGTAAATGTTAAAAATTCTTTTCTTGGAGAGAATATGCCTGATGGTTATACTCCCGCTATTTGGCATGGTGTGTTTTCTCGTCCCGGTCAGTTGATCTGTTGTCATGTGATTCTTCAATCAGGTGCTCATTGGTCAGGTCTTCCTTTATCTGCCTTATCGACTACTGATGTCTTTGATGACAATAGTAATATTAACATTCAACCTTGGGGTGGAATGGGAAATAATATTGAAACTTTTATGGCAACCTACTTGGAAGGGCTTTCCGTGAATGTCTTTCATGCAGGAAAAGAAGGTAGGCACACCGGAATTATACTTGATTGGGAAGATGGGTATTCTCGATACCCTGCTGAACATAAGCCTTTAAGTCTTATTGCTCTTGACTGTGGGTACTTTGCTCTCGTTCCCAATAATTACTTTACTTTGAAAGATAAGCATTTCGTGAATGATAAACATTCAAATAATTTAAAATTTTATAAAAGAGGTGAGACTGTGTATTGGGAGCGTTGAATCTTACTCTCCCCCTCCACCATCTCCTCCACCTTCTCCTTCACCACCATGTTCGTGGTTGTTCCCATACATACCACCAAACCCGTAATAGGGGAAAAAGGATCTAGTAGGCTTCTTCTTAGAAGTCTTCTTCTTTTTCTTCTTCTTACCTTTTAAAAATTCTTTAAATTTCTTCATCAGCAGTTCCACTTTCTGAGTGATAAGGCTTTTCTTGTAGGTCTTCCCTTTTCATCTTTCATTGGTCCGGGCATTCCGCCCATTCTTGCACAGAAAGACTTTCTTCTTTTTGCTGCCTTTGACCCAGGCTTAAGTTTAGAAGGCTTTGTGGTAACAGCAGTTTGAAGTTTGGAACCTGGGTTCTCTCTACGATATGCAGCAACTCCCTTTTTGTTAAGTCCCCCTTCAGGGTTCTTTCCCTCTTTGCGTTGCCATGCTGAAGATTCATTTAAAAATTCTTTAAAACTTTTCATGTGTTTCTCTTGGTGGGGGAAACTTTGTTACCACCTGCTCCCTGCATTCCTACTCTTGACTTCTCTGCCTTCTTACTCTTGAGTTCCTTGGAAGACATCTCTGAGGCTGTCTTGGGAGTCTTACTGCTGACTCTCTTGCTTGGTCTGCAATACTCATTTTTTCCACCAGCACCACAATCTTTACCTGACTTGGTGTCTACCCAATCTTCTGCTTCCCATCTCTTTAGGTTTGCTCCTGCCTTAGACTTTTTAACCTTGCCCTTGCCTTTACGACACTTAGCCGTTGCTTGGGCTGCTCGTGCTGACCACTTACCGTACGAAGCCATTGCCTTTTTGTAACAGGCATCCTTCTCTTCGTAAAGATCAGTAGATTCGGCTAAAAATTCTTTAAATTTTTTCATTTATCTATTCTTGTTCTTCTTCTTCTTCATTGCCATAGAAACTGCTTTACGGCGATTAGCAAGATATCCATCAGTTTTATTTTTGAGACCATCGTTATTGATGTCTCCATCTTCCTTACCTACTGGGTCAAGTTTTCTTGCTTTTCTTGATTTTAATTTTGCTTTAAGTTTTTCTTCTAAAAATTGAAGTTCTTTTTCAAGTTGTTCTGCTAAATTTTGATAATGACGTGTAATGTGATTCATAGTATAATATTTATTGATTCTAAATGCCCCTAATGGTATAATATACAAATGATCTCCACCTTATACTCTGCTGGGCAAATCTTTCATGATTCTGTATATCAGGGTTCTATGTATGTGGAAGTCGCATATAAAGATATTTTAAAATTTGATTCTGCTTATAACATGATGGAACCATTGGGTAATGCCATTGAACCTCCAACAGTTGCTGTTACAAACTTTTCATCAAATTTGTTCATGGGAACTGCTGATGGACTATGGGTTTATAAACTTTACAATGGTGGAGTCTTAGTTAAGACAGTTCAAATGGTTGATCAACAGTTTGCTATTCCAATCATGTATGATCGTGTAGAGAGCGTTTGTATGGGGGCAATCCAAACCATGCCATTGGTGGGTAATGCTCCTCCTGTGCCATCTCCGGGCGTTCTAGTGATACTTGGTATTGCTGCCCTATTCTTCTTAAAAAGACAACGAATTGCTTGACATTTGATTTAAACAAGGTATCATATACATATGAGCACTAAAACAACTAAAAAGAAAATCACTAAGCCTGCTTACAAGCGTTATACTCTGTCATTGATGCCCCCACCGGGTGTATTCTCTATACTGCTTGATTTGGGTATTCTCGCCATGCTTACGTTTGCTGCAAGTACATTGTTTCTCATGAGTCTGCAACTTTGTCAGAAGATCACCATTACAGTAGGAAAGTAAAATACCAATGGCTAACACATTCGTAGGCGATAATGATCACGGTAATGCAGGTCTTCCTTTGTCCGTTACGCTATGGGCAGAGATTACACAACTTCGTCAAGAGGTTGTTAGACTTAACAATGTAATCAAAGAACTCAAAGAAGGCTTTGAGGGCTGCTGCAACGCCTGCGAACCTGTTGGATTGATGAACAAGAAGTTACGAGAAGAACGTGATGAGGCTAGAGTAAATCTTTGCGATATGTACACACGAACACAGCCAACAGGTTGCCAAATGAAAGCAGAAGATTATGCCCATGACAATGACTGGGGTTGCTTCAAAGCGTTAGATCAACGCAGTGAATCTGTATCAACTAGTCACAACAGTATCAGCACCAAACACAATGATCTTTTTCAAAAGTTAGCACAGGATGAAAAGACCAATGGCTGATGGAGAATTTATAAAACACGGAATGACTCAGGGACGATTTGACTTTCTGATGCAGCCCTTTGACGATGAAGATTTTATCGTCATGCTCACAGCAGAAGAACTTGCCAATGGATGGCATTGGTGCGATGAATGGGATGGTCTTCTCATTCACACAGATGACATTGAGTTCAAGCATTGTAAGTGTGAATTCATGAATAAGTTTAGAAAGTAAAATATCAATGAGAATTAAACTACCTACACTCGGAGAAAAGATTGCAATGACAATGACACCAACAAACGATAATGCACGGATCAATGATGCATCTACTCTTGTGGCTCGTCTTGAAGAGCACTCAGATTTTGCACACAAAGTGGTGCGTGATCTGTTGCGTGAAGCATCAGAACGAATTCAGTTTCTCACTAAGGAACGGGATTTCTATGAGATGAAGATGACATTCTATGCCAAGGATGCACAACGAGAAATTGATTGTGCTCCTAAAGAATAAAAAATGGGAAGATATAGATCTGTAAGAAAAGGAAAAGTTTGGAAAGACTTTAAAGATAGACGAGAGTTTCAAACACCTGCTAATCCTAAAGATTTTCCTGATCCTCCACATTTTGCTCTCATGCCTGATGATGTAAAACAAATATTTAATCAAGATATAAGTAAGTTGACACGTAATCAAGTTGATGATATGATGAGAATAAACAAACAGTATCAAAAACAATATAATAGACAAATGAATAGCTAATTGGTCCTTTCGTCTAGCTCGGTCAAGGACACAGCCCTTTCAAGGCTATAACACGGGTTCAAATCCCGTAAGGATCACTGAATGAGTAATGCAACAATCGGAATAATTATTTTAGGTGTAGATGTATTGGTTGCTGTTGGATTTACTGTATACATACTATGTCTTATGATACTACCAACGGATAATTAAAATGGATATAGAAACAAGATTGCGAAATATGGCTGACAAATGGCGCACAGTAAACCAAGAGGTTTATGATATTTGTCGTGATGCTGCTGAAGAAATTCGAGTACTCAAAGCATCAGGTAAGTATACAGAAGATATCATCAACGCATATAAACACGGAACGGGATGGGGTAAAGGCAGTGATGAGTGATAATATTAAAAAACTTGCAGAGAAACATCCACTTGTGTTTGCTAATATGTCAGAAGCAGCATGGTCTGATATACCTGATGGTTGGATGAATCTTGTTGATGAACTCTGTTCTAAACTTACTCCACTACTCGTTGATTCATATGCTAAGTATCCACTCAATGAAGATGAGTATATGATTGGTATCACCATTGATCAAATTAAAGAAAAGTTTGGTGGTCTTCGATTCTATTGTAGTTTTCTCACAGAAGATAATGATCTATGGGATAAGGCAACTGTTATCATTGATGAATACGAAAAGAAATCATATGATATCTGTCAGATCACAGGAAAACGAGGAACACTTCGTTCCAAAGAAATGCCTATAGTGACTTTGTGTGATGAAGAATTTATTAAAATGAAAGAAACAAAATAATGAAACGTATTGTATCTATAAAACTCTTGTTGGTTTTTATTTTCTTATGTTTATTTAATGTACTTGGTTATTTGTATACATTAAATCCAATGGGTGCACTCATAGGTTCGGTCATTGGTGCAGTAATTGGATATGTTGTGTCTGAACTCAAAGCAACAGAAGAATAAGTTTAGGCAAGACCTAAATCTTGCATTTTTAAGAGAGTTTTAAGAAAATTATCTTTTGCTCTGTCATCTTTGGCTTTGACTACAGGTTGTTCATTGTAGATATCTTCTGCTCTTGCTGCTGCTGTAGTTCTACTTTCAGCAGCTTTACCCATTTTAGATAATTCTTTTCTATCTAACTGAGCTGATTTATTAAAATGGTCATATCTGTCACCTGGTATATTTGGATATGCTGCGAGAGCAATTCCCTGTCTATTGAATTTAAGAGCCCGTAGACTTTCTTCTTCTCGTTTAAGTTCATGTCTTGGTAAGGATGTTTTAATTCCTTTATCAAATTCATATTCTTTACGAGTATCTTTATTATATTTTATTCTTCCAGATCTATGACCTTGACGCTTTACTTCTCTTTCGGCAGCATCAAGAGCACCTTTATCATTTTTTGATTTTAAACGACGCAAGGTTCTTTTTAAACCTTCGTACAAAGATTGTGCATCTAAACCTAATTCACTGTAAATATCGTTGTTCATAGTCCAGCCTTTCGTTTCATGTCAGCAACTTGTTTACCGACATAGTTACTCACTGCCTGATTGGTATCTTGCCAACTTAAATCACCAGATTGTGCTTCTACTTCTGCTGTATTGGGATCATCAATATGAGAATTTACAATATTTGAATATTCTGCTTCTTCTTCTGGTTCGATGGCTAGACCAAGTTGAGAAGCAGTATCTCTCTTCTTTGGTGGTTGCGCATACTCATTGATAAACTGAGAAAATTTTAGCATAATTTTGATTCCTTCTTATTTATCGTTACACATTATTCTGGTACAGTGACGTATTGTGGTGGTGTGGATACTAAACGTTTTATCCACATACCGCGCCCATCATATGGATCTGTTGGCGAACAAGTTACAGTAGCTGGAATATCAGAATCAGTTCCAACTCTTTGGAATACTATGGTTCCATTTGATCTTATTGCAGATGGTGGTGCTGTTATTCTCCACAAATATTTTCCAGTTCTGGTGAGTCGCCCTCCACTCATAGCAACATTATCAAAAGCATCTGCAAGAACAAGTCTGTCTACAAGTTCATCGACATCACCGGTTGCATTTGAGCATGGTCGAGAGTTTGAGTTATAACTTATATCTCTCCATTTATTCAATATATTCTGGTATATAGTTCGTGAACCTCCGTCATATCCATTTCCAAAGTCAGTTAAATACAAAACTCCATGTAAAATAAGATGGTAAACAAATTCTGCTCCATACCTTCCGCTATCATATGATGAGTTATAATATCCATTATAACTGTCAAGCCAAAGCCAAGGAGCATGAACTGACCAAAAATCAGGCTTTGACCTATATTGGAGTCTTAGAGTTTTTAAATCCCAAACAAATTGTTTATATGCTAATTCTCTTTGAACTTGTGTACTAGATGATGTCTGGTTTGCATATCTAACAAGTGTTGCACCAGGGCTGGGTACATAAGATGGATTTTGATGACCTTTAAAATTGTATCTCTCATCATTAGTTTGTGGATTTCTAACATATCCAGAAATATATGTTGGAGATCCTGGAAACATTGGACTAAATGGTCTTATTATATTTCCTGCATTTGCATACCAAGCATGACCACCGCTCATATTTGGGTATTCTCGTATTATTAACGGTTCATCATTTGAATCTTGATAATATATTGATTCTTCTGGTGATATTGGAGCTTCTTCATAATCTGAATAAATTGAAGAATTAAATCTTGGTACTTCATCAAATGTATCATAAAAAACTCTTGACGCATAATTTCCTTGTATCAATTCATTCATTGCAGACAAGTGAGAACGTTTTATCGATATATCATTTCTTCTTTGAGATTCTGTAACTGCTGGTCCGGGTCCATAATAACTGTAAGGTCTTTCATTGTAGAATCCATATGCAACAAAGTCGCCCGGATGAGTTACTCCATATGCTCTTGATAGCAATTCAGGTGCACTTCCTGTAAATGGAGTATTTCCTGGTATAGAATTGTATATATCTACTATAGAAGCAGACAAAGTTTGATTTGATTGAGGATTTGTAAGCCCAGTAAATCTTGAATCATGCATGTATGATGCTGTTATTCTTGCGTCATAATAATATATTCCACCATAACCGGTATTAGCCCAAATCGCTGTTGGGTTACCGGAAGCATCAAAACTTGATTGTCCATAATAAAGAGCTAATCCATCCAAGCCAAATATTGGAGCCGCAGATTCCTTGTCATCTTGGAAATAAGGAATTGTTATATTGTTTGAATCCAAATATTGAAGCACAGTTTTAAAGTGATCTTTATGCTCTGAATACATTGTATCCATCCAAGGAGTCAAAAATCTTCTGTTTCCATAAGTTACACCGTCCAATGTATTTGCATAATATGCAGTTTTATTCCACGAAAAAGGAACCATTTCATCAAAGTATGCGTATACCAAACATACTCTTCTACTTTCTGGAATGGAAGAAGCGAGACTTACAAATGTATTTCTGAGACCAGTAGTCCAGTCAGATGCTGATGTATTTCCTATATTTCTATATCCATTATACTGATTTGTTATTAAAAAGATAGAAGGAACTATAGCGAAAGTGGTGTAACTTTCAGTATTCCATGTTGGAACATCATAAAATGTTGTTGACCAAATTTCATAGTCAAGAATGCTTGTTGCTGCAGGAAGTATTGGATCTTCAATTGTTTGCGCAGTTAATGATCTTTGCGATACATCAGAATCCATTTCTTCACCAGTAGCGTGTAATAAATCTTCTAAACTGAGTGCTACATGACCAAAAGAATTCATCCACTCACCGGTAATTTTATTTACATAAAATATTCCAACAGGAGTGTTTTGTGGAACCCAATCAGAAGGAGAAGTTACTTGTTCATGTAAATGCTTAGGTAATCTAGAAAAATGTCTACTCAAAGATTCATTCAAAGATTTTGCAAAATCTTTATTTAATGATGGAATATAAGGATTTCTTAATTTTTCATAATGAGCTGCTATAAATCGTTGTTTATTAGATTCCTCTTGAAGTTTTACTTGTTGTAGACGTAAAATTTCAGCAGCTTCTTTTTCTTTTTTAAGAATTAAGCGTTTATCTGATTCAGTCAACAAATGCTTACCAGTTATACTGGAGATAAAATTCTTATTAACATGGTCACTCATATATCTATTTATTCTGTTGGATTAAAGGTAATTATGGAGTATAATACACACATGATTTCAAACAAAGAACTTGAAGAACAAATTTACGAATTTGGATCTGTCATGTATAAACTTGGTAGACTTGAAACTGATGGAAAAGAAACTTTAAAAGAGTATAACCAATATTGCAAAAAAAGAGAAGAGCTCACCAAGATTTTTGATGAGCTCTTCAAAAGTAAAACTAAATTGTTTTTATGATTACATTCCGCGTTTGCGGCGATTACTTGTTTGTGAACCAACTGTACCATAAGCGTTAGGAGCAGGAGCATTTGATGGTACCATGTTACCAAGCAATTGACCCAAGGCAGCTCCATCGTAACCAGGTTGACCCCAGTTTGCGAGGAATTGATCAACGGTTTGTTGATTATTGGTTCCTGCAGAAGTAGCTGCACCAACACCAGAACCCACTTTATCGGATGCTGAGGCTGATGAAGTTGGGCTTTTTCCTGCCATAATTCTTTGAGCAGCTGCACCCACGCCATTACCAGCAGAACTTGTTGCCTCGCCTGCATTTACATCATTATTATTTGGGACCATGCTACCAAGCAAACGACCCAAACCAGCTCCATCGTAACCAGGTTGACCCCAGCGACTCATAAAATCTGCAATTACGTCATTTGAAGTTCCACCACCACCATAAACTGGGCCAGTTGACATGCCTGTTTTGGCTGCGCCCATGGTTGAGGTAGCAACAGCTTCCGATAAATTACGGAGACTGTAGTTGATTTGCGAAATTTGTTCTTGCAGTTGGTCGCAACGATTTTTGTAATATTGTGTCAGATAATTCATTATTTTTTCCTTTGTGTAAAGTCTATAGTACTTTAGTATTAGTATTTAGCTGGATTAATTTTTACTTTTGCCTTGGTTTTTTTAGTAGCAATCAATCCCATTTTTGTTGTGTCTAAACCATCATATTGAGATACCGGGTTTAGTGGAACTGCCCCCAATTTATAGGGTTTTAAGTCAGTATTTACTCGTGTTCTTACATAGTTTCCGACAGCCTGATTGACATCTTGCCATGTAGCAAATTCATCATAGTTGTTCTCTGTATCATTACTGTCACCATTTAACCCTAGTCGAGTTTTAGCTTCTTTGTCACCGTGAGCACGCATAACATTCATAACCTGTGCAGCAAGAGTTGGAGTAAGATCAAAACCCAAACCAAAGCTAGGTTTTTTTACTGCTGTTGTTGTTGGCGAAATACCCTTTCCTGATGGATTTCGAACAATGATATCTGCAAAAATCTCTGATCCACCTAATCCAACTACAGCACCACTGTCGATGGATTCTGTTCCCGGAACGATACTTGGTCCCTTTCCTGGAGCGTTAGCTTCTATGAAATATTTTAAATATTTACTCATTATGCTCTTATGTTAGGAGTTCTACCAGCAGTTGTTACCAGTTTCTTCTTCAGTGGTGCACCTAGGGGTCCAGCCTGTGCATCAGCCATTGGGTTAGCTGATGGAATTGGAATTCCTCTGTTTTGTGCAGTCGGTCCACCTGTTTGTTGTGCATCAATTGGAGCACCAGCACTAGCCAATTGTGGTTTGGTAGTCATTGTTGCTGCTTTTGCTGTCACAGATGATCCAACTGCTACTGGTGGTGCAGCCGGAGCAGGTGGTCGGGCTGGTGTGGCAGTAGGTTGTGGAATAGTTGCATTACGTGCAGGTGCAACAGTAGGTTTCACTTGGTTAGTATTACTTGATGGTGGTCCTACAGATGTTGGAGCTGATGCTGGTGGTGGAACTTGTTGTCTGGTTTGTAATTGTGGTTGACCAACAGCACTATTTGCTCCAGCTGGAGTCGGCTTTTCTTCTTCCGCTGGAAAATCATTGATATCCATTGGTTGATTCATACCACCAGTACTTACTGAAGGTTGTACTGAAGCAATTGGTTGTTGAACCGGAGCAGCTGTCATATTTGCTGCAGCCTGTGTAACCTGACCACCTCTTGTCTTGGGACCTCTATCTTCTATTGAACCACGGTCATTATTTACATCAACCGGAACATCTGTACGATCTCTTAGATCAGCGGCAGTTTGTTGTGCAATATTGTTTATAAACCCAGGAGTTACAATTTGTCTTCCTTGTGAATCGATATTTCTTTGACTTTCACGATATTTTGGATCATTTCTAAAACGATCTAATTCTCTTTGTGATACATCAACTTGACGATCAAGCTTTCCGGTCTCTCTAGCCATTTCATCGTTTTGTCTTTGATACCCTTGATTCATTGCATCAGAGCTAAGAGCTCCTTGTCTTGCTGCTTCTGAACTATATCTTCCAGCCCCTGCTAGTCTACTTACTAAAGTGCTGTCCTCTTTATTTGTTGCATCATACTTACGACCAGTTTGTCTTTCAAACTCACCATAAGTCATACTCGTTCCTTGGATTATTTTATCTGGTCCAAATCTGTCAACGGTTGGACCAACAAGTGAAGCAGGCTTTCCTTGTGCATCAACCCATTCGCCTCTTGCGTTTTGAGTATGTCCCAGCTTCTCGTGACCAGCTTTTTCTAATCCCGCAACAGCTGTTGCATCTCTAGCTTTTCGTGCGTCTTTGTCCGCTTGGCTCATAAAGCGTTCTTTCGAATCGCTCTTTACCATTCTGTCAATATCAGCTTGATTAAATTTATCATTACCTTTCTTCAGTGCTCTCTGAGAACGTAATTGACTTACAGCTCTAGCTGCATTTGTTGACGCACTTGAGCTTGGATTAAGGGCACCCATTCGTACAAGATTTTCTTCTGCTTCATCTCTTGATTGTTGATTTCTTTTTGCGTAATAAGCTCTTCTTGCAGCTTCATAATCACCCTGTTCTTTTTCTCTATCTGACGGTGCAGGTGTCCCCGATGATGGAAGCTGGGAAGCTGGAGATATTCCTGGGTTCTGTGGAGTAAATGCTGGGTTAGGATTTTGTGGTAGTGGAGCTACGCCAGGTGAACCAGGTTCACCTATACCAATTAAACCAGGAGCTTCGTTTGGATCAGGTAAAGCAATTCCAGGAGGTGGCGTTAGATCAGGTGGACTTGGTGGACTTGGTGGACTTGGTGGACCTACCATATCTGCAGGTGAGATTGGATCTACGTTTGGAGTCAACAAATCTGGGGGTGCAAGCGGATTTGGGGCACCCTGAACCGGATTACCATTATCATCAACCCAAACACCATCAACTAAGCGAGACTGTGATTTTTTAGGAGCTGGAGCTCTCTCGCTTAACAATCTAAGCAAATTATCTCTTTCGTTGAAAAGGTGCTCAGATAGATTCTTATAATATTTCGCCATATGGTCCATGAAGTGGTCCTCTTTATGATTATTTAGTGTATTGACACATAGAAGAATTCTGTTATAATATGCATTATGGCAAGAAAAAAGACAATTCCGCCAATATATGAAACTTTTAAAACTGAAGTTTCTAAACACAATTTACATGTTCAAATCAAGAAATATGGATATTGTGATGATTGGTGTGCTTCAGTGTTACATGAAGTAGGTGGTGTAATGCGGTGCATATGGCATAATAGCCCAAATGACAAACAACTCCCTCTTGAAAAATTTTGGGAGTCACAAGCATGGCTTACACACAATGATAAAAACAATAAAAAATAAATTTAACAAACTTTCGTTTATCGTTCGGTTTTACTTTGCTATGTTTCTTGACTCTAGGAAAATTCCCAATGGCTAATACTATTACTACTTGCAGCGCAATTCACACCACAGAAGAACTTTTTATTGTTTCGGTGAAACCTTCATATGACAATAAAACCATGTTTGACTTGGTTATTGAAGGTGAAGGAAAGAACGTTGTTTTTATTACTGGATCTAAAGAAGAGTTGTCTAAAGTTGCTTCGGCTATAAACCGAGCAATCGCCAACGTCTCTTAAACACTCAAGGCCCCGTAAGGGGCCTTGTTGTTATATTACTTTTTGTTCTTAGAGAAGTTCTTCAGCATCTGGGCGAGTTTGGCTCTGCGACCAACTTTGCCACTCTTCTTAGATGCCTTTTCAAGTTTGTCTGAATCAACAGGATTCTTTTTCTTATCCTTTAAAGCCTCTTCCATCTTAGCATTTTTCTTAGATTTGGCTTTAAATTTATGTTTCTCGTCATTCGCCTCGTTGATTAACATCGCATCAGACACGGGGTCCATGTATTCTAAAATTTGATCATAAATTTCAAGAGCTTCTGCAAGCTCTAAATTTTGTTCGTTGAGTTCGTTAATTTGATCTTGGTATTGTTTAATGAATGGATCCATGAAGTTATTTATAATCGCTAAATATTAGTGGAGAAAAATATGATTCATTACAAAAGAGCAAAAGTTTTAGCATCAGGTGCCATTAGTCCTATGAATAAAGGAATTTTAGTGACGGCTGGCGGAACTGCACCAGTATTAACTTTAAGTTGTATTGATGCTACCGGAGCAGCGGTAACAGTAACATATACCCTACTAGCTAATACATCTCAATTTATTCCATTATATGTCAAAAGTTGGACTGGGACAAATTCACCAAGTGTATGGGAAATGAATTGATTTTTTCTATTGATATGGTATAATATACACCATGGAAGGAACCCATGGTGCAGGTAAAGGCGATTCATATCGACATGTGAATTATGCATCCTGGTGTAAAAATTGGGATGAAATTTTTAAAAAAGATGTTAAAGCCACAAAAAGAAAATCCAGTAATAGCAAGAAGCATAAGCCGTTATCACGTCGAAAGAATAATTCGACAGGTGAATAGCTACACTTATCTTCTCGAAGGTGAAACTTTGTTTACACGAGGAACTACAGATAATACTATGGTTGACTTTGAAGGTGGACCATATATTGAAGTTGGTATGTCAGCAAGAGAAGCATCTATTCCCGACAATAGAATTATTGATTCTTTGATGTTTGTTGAATCAGATAAAAAGAATTACGCCATAGTTAAAATTACTGTTAAATAATTAAGCAAGAGTACTCAAGCGGACAACGAGGGCAGACTGTAAATCTGCTGATTCATTTCTACGAAGGTTCGAATCCCTCCTCTTGCATTCCAAAGCCCTGTGAAAGCAGGGCTTTGTTATTGACACCTGTGGTATATCGTGTATAATATAACATATGAACGAGACTGAACTTACAATAGATGATTTGGTGATCGAAGAGACTGATGCCAAAGAAATAGTAAAAAAGATAATGACAAATTCATATATGCCAAAAACTTCTGATCAATACAAGCATGAAAATTATTATACAAAAAGTATAAGTAAAGATCCCTATAATACACATGCTGTACAATATTTTCACGATAAATGCAAAGAATTTACTACTAAAATTCAAAGTCTTGAAAATAAAATTGTATCACTTGAAGAAAAATTACAATCTTTTGATAGCGATACATTATCTGAACTATTAGATCGTCTTGTTGATTTGGAATGTAAGCTTGCTGCACAAGATAAATAATAGACAGAGTTGTTAGTTTTTAAAAAGTTTTTATATAAAGGATTTATATGCCTAATTCGAAACAAAGGCTTACTAGTAAAAAGCACAAAAATCGTAAAGAACGTTTACGTCGCAATCGTATAGTAAGTATGATGGATGCTAAAAAGTCAACATTGAAGGTTCTTCTCGGTGAAGGTAAACTTCCAGTTGTCGTACAGAAAGCCAGACTATGAAGAAATCGTTTAAATCCATTGATTTGGATTCATTAAAAGCCAAGTATCAAAACATTGAATGTTTCTTTACCTACTATGATGGTGATAATTCTAGTTTTGATTTTTATGGTAACTCACTTGATGGTACCGAAGTTCGTATAACATTGGGTGGTTGCCCAGCATGGATCAAGAACTTTTCTTTTGGTGTAAATCACCCATTAACATTGAAAGAAGCTCTTAATCAACATATTCGATATCTTTCTGCTACTACATCTGATGGTACTGTAATATACGAGAATTTCTTCGATCTTACACAGAAAGATAAAAATGTCAAAGCACAATCATGATATGTCTCCGTGGGATGAACATAACAACAATAAAAAATATAAGCACATTAATAGAATTAAACAATACTTAAAGGATGTAGATATGAATACAAATGATCAGTTTGATGAATTTATGAAGAGACACAAGTCCAATATATCAAAGCAAGATTGGCATAAGATGGTTGAAGATTTTCAAGATAAATTACAAGATTCTGGAGCAGTTCCAGGTGGAATGGTAGTTATCTTTGAAAAGGATTATGAGCATCTTTTAGAGATGCGTGGTTTCTTTAAGATGAATAACTATCCAGAGTATGTAACCACTATTGATAAGATTTTAGCTTCAATGAGAGAAAGAAATACACAATGATAGATTACGTTCCAGGAAAGTTATATCGTGAGGGTTGGGATGACCGTATGACTGGTCGTGGTATTAGAACGCTTCCCAATGAACTCAAGAGTCTTCAGGAAGAATACCAACAAGGGTATAATGATTGCCACAAAGATATCATAGAGAAAGAGAAGAGTAACTTAAGTACTAAATCGTACCTATCTGGTCATCCACTCTATCAAGAGTCTACGAGGATTTCTTCGAAGGCTTTCTTGAGCGATTGAGATTCAGTTGCATAGGTGGTTGTGTATTATTACCAACCACATATACAGTTTTGCTCTTTGATCTCTCACCAAGACGTTTTAAATATTTTTGTAATTCTGGTGTAGTAATTTGATCAAAATCAAGTTCACCACCTGGTGCAAGAGATCTAGTTAGTTCATCATAATACAAAGGGTCAACCTGAATCGGAAGATAAGGGTTGGCCTTTTGTTGTGGTGCTTCCATGTTCGCTTCAACAATCTCAGAAGATCTTTTACGTTGTTTTCTTTTAAGCTTGCGTTTAAACATCAATCCCATTGGACGATCAATTCCACCAAGACCACCCTGTAGATCAGTATGAGCAGGAGTTCCCATGCCACCTGCAGCACCTGCACTCATCTCTTCCGTGATATATCTGACTTGAGCTTCTTCTAATAAGTAATCAAGGTAACTGACTTTACCTTCTGTGATGCCCAAAAGATAGCATTCTACAACCATATTAGCAGAATCTCTATCAATACCCATTTGGTTTAACTCTTCGTTAAACAACTTCAATGTTCCTGATAAACTCTGTAAAAAGAATTTAGTAGAACCAGGCATGAGATCTTTCAAAAAAGACTTCATACGAATAGCAATGTATTCTAGACCATCCATGCTACCATTCTTCTTAGTAATCTGACCATTGTTATCAATAAGACCCGAAGTATATGCAGAGTATTGATTAAATGGTTTATTCAATAATTCAGCAAAATGGTATACTGTTGATGGTTGGATTATAAGATTTAATGGATTCATTGTTTTTCCGTGATTAGTGATAATTTTCTATCAATTCTTGGATCACATGATAACTGTGGGTAATCTACATTTACAATAGGTGTTAGTTTAAAATTCAAGAAAACTAAAAAACTTTTTAGGTAACTATGAAATTTAACTTCATGCTTCAGAAATAACATCTCAGCAGCTGGTTGATCACCAAATACATTTCTCAAAACAATCAAGTGATTAATGATAAGACGTTCCTTAATGGACTTCAAACTTCGTGCTTTATGAAAGCGAAATAACAATCGCTTTACATATTTTATTCTTTTGAGGTCTTCAAAGAATTCACTGTTTGAGGTACAATGTGGATTAAAATAATGTTTCTTGGCAAAAATTAAGAAAGCATCATCGTCTTCGTCATTGATCACTTTGATTTTTACTTTAATTTTCGCAACCGCAGTCAACTTCTTCGCCTCCACGTACAACTTTCATATCAAATTTGATAAGATAGCTTGGGGTTTTAGTGACGTTGATTACTAGGTTGTAGTCAAAATCTGGATCGATACCGGATGTGGCACTGAAACTATCTTTTGTTCCATCCCACTTTAAATCTTTTGATACACCAAAGACACCCATACCAGGAGCACCATATTGGTATAACTTTACAATGTTCATTCCAGGGGCGAGTTTCATTGGTTTAAAATCAAAGCCAATAATGTTAAGTTTGGTTTTGATGATATTAATGGCACCATCTGGGTCCAGGAACTCTTTACCGCTATATGCGTGTAAGAATGCATTAATGCGGTCAAGCATCGCTTCGTGCTCAATACGGTGAGTACCGAAGTCAGACAATGCAGAGACACGTCCACCACGTGGATCGCCTCCCTGTATGCTTCCGCCTTCTGAGCTTTCACCTGAGTATTCTACGAGTTTTTGTATTTTTTTGCGAAGGTCTTTAAATTTCATTTGATTCCTATTCTATTTATTTGCAGAAAAACTGCTTCAGATAAGCGATTGACTGATTTACCCCAATTTTGTTAACATCTAGTGTATTTTCTATCTGTTTAATGGCTACCGACTCAGTTAGTAAATTATTGGTAGATATGCTATTCATAAAGTTTTCAGCTACTTTATTCCATTTACCTTTTTTATTTTTATACTCTTTGGTAAGTGTTACATCAGTATCTTCTTTTAACATAGTTGATACTGGTGTGTTACTCCAAGTTTTACATGCCCAATAGTTAGCTTTCCATTTTGGTCCTGGAGAATCACAATTGTGTCTAGCACGAAAATTCTTTCTTCGTGCAGGATCATCTCGTTTAATTTCCATATTTGGGTCACCAAAATTTACCTTAACCACATTACCTTTATCGTTCTTAGTATAAACTTTATATTTCTTTACATCACCACGCATAATTTTATTCAGTTTAACTTTTTTACCAGCCATCTGGGAAGCTTCTTCTAGCTCACCATACTCATTAATAAAATTGGATCTACCTTCGCCAACTAAACCAAATTCTTCATTAATTTTAATTTCAATGCGGTCATCATAACCTTCATTGATTCCATTGTGATATCTGATATCCATTGTAAGGATACCATCATTATCATTGATGTCATTTACTTCAAAGAGCTGTCCATTTTTGGTAATAAAAATATCATATGCTTCTGCATCTGCTGGAGTTACAGTTGGATACCCAATTTTAGTTCCACCAAAATTTTCTACAACAAAGACATCTGGTGCAAATGATTCTTCTACTTTGGATTTCTTTTCAGTCTTTGGTTTCTTGGTTGCTAATTGTTTTCTTTTTACAAATTTAGCAATACCTTTTTTACCAAGTGATTCTGCTTTTTGTTTGTCGATACAAACATTAAATGTTGATCCTGGTTTTCCTTCGCCACATTTTCCAAGTTTTTTACCATTTACGTCATAACGGTCTTTGAGTTTGTTTGTATCAACAGAACTAAAGACTTTCTCTAAAATTAATTCTTTTAAAGCACGTTTAAAATTCATTTGTCTGTGCGTGGCTTATCTGGAGCCTGTCCTTTATATTTACCATTATCGGATCGATTTGCGCTTCGATCTCTAACACGTAGATTGCTCTCTTTATTGCTTCCACCATTACGCAATGGCTTCTTGTGATCTATATCTTTGTTATCACCGATACGAACTTTACCTTTTTTGATTGCTCTTCTGCGAGCAGTTGTCCGGGCAGTTCGGTTTTTAATCTGTGATGGTTTACTGTGAAACAGTTTATATTCGCGCTTATAATCTCTATCACGTTCTTTTGCTTCAATCAAATTGGTTTTACAAATTTGAATAAGAGACGGATCTCTATGAATACTTTCAGCAAGTCTTTGTAAAATAGGAATTAAAACAGGTTGCGCTACTGTCATATCATTATAACGAGAATATACAATACATTCTGCGTCATCATAAGTGATTAGGTTAGTTTCATATAAAGCACGAATAACATCATCATTTGTTAAACTCTCAAGCAAAATGCTATTAGCTGCAACATAGCTTTCTTCGAAGCTAGCTGCAACCAGTTCCTGATCTCTTAGTACAGGAATTTTGTATCGTTTACCGTGAACACTTAAAAGATTGTATTCTACGCCATGAATTTCATTTGGTTTGATACCAGGTAACAAACTTACGTTCATATCAAAGTTATAATTCTTGTTTAAAGTATTAGATAATACTTCAATCGGTGAATTTCCAGTAGGAACTAACATACCAGAAATCATGTCCCGAATCTGTTGATAAGGATCTAATATTTCAGCCTGTTCAACTACAACACTATACTTATTGATTTCACTTGATTTATTAAAATATGATTTATTAGTTTTCTCTATGGTAATATCACTATTTGCAGCAATCTTTGCAAAGTAATCATCACTCATAGGAAAGATTCCATTATTCGTAACCAAATGTGAAGGAGCTGATTCTGGATCAACTGCACCATCACCACGGAAATGATTAGCAACTGTATTGCGAATCAAAGATTGCATGAAAGGTGCTTTCTTGCTCTTTTCTTGTGCGATGAATTTGTCAACAGTTCGTGTCATATTATCTTCAAATTGCTTGAAGGAAATAGCAGGATTGATTTCTCCGGTTGGGAAAGCCATCGGTCCAAGATTTTCACCAGTAGGGCTGATAACTGGCTCTGACTGCATAAATGCAAGAACAGATGGATCTTTAATTGCTTGGGCAAATGACTCATCGCTCATCAATCCTGTTCCAGTACTAGCCATAATATCATTGACTTGATTGATGGCAGTATTATAAATTGGATCTTTCCCTGCAAGACTTGGGTCTTGCATAGTTTGGATGATACTGCGCTGAATGGTTTTCTTTATTCCTTTTCCTAGTTGTGTCATATCACCACTGGACAAAGAAATTTCACCCTGTGAATTCACCGCAAATTTAACATTACCGCATTTGAAATCTGTTTTACCTTCAGCAGAAATACCAGCAAGACCAGCTTCTGACGCAGATACCATCATTTGAATGCATTCATCACCAACCTGAGAAAGAATTTTCTTTGCTTGTTCAAATGCTTCTCTACCAAATTGAGTGAACGATCCACCCTTAAGATTCGTTACAAAGGTTAATTCGGAATCTGATGCTCCAGCTTTCAAGCGAGCAACCATAATAAGAGCATTTTTAACTTGCTCATTATATGGAATATCAACTTCACTGATACCAAATTTTGTTGCAACAGTCTCATAGGTTAATGCATCAAAATCCTTTGCTGCCATCGGATCACGATTCTGCATAAAATATTCTTGTCGCAAATCAAATGGAATTGAGCCAAGTTGAGTACCATCCATGGTAGCCATACTTGCTAACAAGTCTTGCATACCCATTTTCTTGGGTTTAATGAATTTTTTCTTCTCTACTTCTGGACCTAAATCTTCAGCATCCTCTTCGCCTTCAGATTTACCACCAGTTTCGGCTGCTGCACGTTTTCTTTCTTTGGATTCTGCCTTTTTAGTAAGGTCACCAAATAATTGTTGTGAGGCTTGTGTTTGGGTGAATGCCGGATCTTTAGTAAGTCCCTTGGCATCTTCTATTGATAAATCTTTTTCTGGATTCAGAACTTCATGGTAACTATTATTAAATGAATCTTTATAAATTAGTTCTGTTTTACCATCAGTGGTTTTTACAGCAACAATCTGCTTAATTAATTCAGCAGAAGGAAGTTGTTCCTTTTTTGGTGCATTCTGCCGTTCAGCTCTTTTACGTGCAGCATCACGGGCTCTACTAGTTCCAGAGCCACTCATTTTAGTTTCTTTGCGAATGCTCTGTCCTGTTTTAGGAGTAGCAGGTCCAGTGGCTTCAGCGATGTATTTTAATAATTTATGTTTGAAATCCATTTGTCATAATATTTAGGATTCCTTCTTGGGAGCTTTTTTGGGAAGCATACATGTAGGTGGAGTAGTTGAGGTAGCCAATGTCCATTCTTTATAGAATTTTTTCTGTCCTCTGGCTACTTGGTAGAGTTCTTTCTCTTGACCATTGATTTTAGCAGCAAACTGGGGAATGTTAGTTACCAATACAATTTCATTGGTTTTCCAGTTTTTAAAGATCGCCGTTTGTGTAACTGTTTCGAATTTAGGGCGGTTTTCTGGATTTTCTCCGACGTTCTTTTTGCCCCCAGGACCGTCTTTTACAGGACGAACTTCTACTGCTTCCCAGTCCTTATAACTCTTACGTTTGCCATTCATGACCTCACATATCTTCACTATAGACAAGTCATGCAATCGGCAAAATTCACTCATATTTTCAAAAAAGACTTCTTTACCAGTTTCACGTTTACGTAGCCAGTAACCATTCTTGACTATAAAATCATTTTTCCACATCCAATCGCCTCTGTCATTTTGGTAGAATAGTCCACCATTTTCAGCAACGAATTGTTGTCTGTGTAATGGTGCACGAGAATTTTCATTCATCATGAACCAAAGTTTGGTATTCTTTTTGTTTACCCGTTCTTCTATCTCAACTATTCTGGTTCTGTACATATTGATGTTCCTTATATCGATCTATAATTTCTTTTAATTTTTTAACATAAGTAATCGGTTTGCCTTCAAAGACTTGACTACTCCCATTTTCACAGGCAATTAAAATAGAAAATTTATTTACTTTAATTGAGGTTCTTTCTTGTAGCATCATAGCATAGGCTGTTGCTTGTAGAAAGTAATTTTCAATGTCTTGTGCTCTTTTTGTTTTGGTACTTGCTTTAAAATCGATAATAGATAACTCACCATCAAAATCAGCAATACAATCTGTTCTTCCGGCTAAACCGAGTAAAGATGACCAGAGAGGAGCTTCAAGCAATCTTATATTATCAATTCTGTGTAACAAAGGTTGAATTTTAATAAAAATGTCTACCATATTTGGCATCATTTTATCAAAGTCAATCTCTTTATTATTCATGTAGTCTTCAATAATACCATGAAAATCTGTTCCTCGTGTAGTTACACGCACACTTTCAGTTGCATTATTTGCTCGCCATTTAGCAAAAAACTTTTGTTTTTCAAAACCAACAACAGTAGTCACAGATGGAAATACTCCTTCTGGTGTGCTATAAGAGCGACCAGTTCGAGTTGTTTCTTCCTGAAGACTACCATTAATATCTAAACGATTATGTATAAATTTTTTAACAGGTAACACTTGTATCTCTATTATAGCAAAACACATGTAACATTACAACTTATTTAGTCAAGGTTTCTACATTCTTTCCCCAAATATTTTTCATCATAAGATCCCAATTTTTTGCTTGAGCATCCGTTTCTTGCTTTTGGCGTTTAAGTTCTTCGCGTTCTGCTGGGTCACTACCGATACGCCCACCTGCACCGCCACCTCCACCGCCTCCACCGCCACCCTTCTTGCCAGGAAGTAATTTAGAACCACCTCCGATAGCTGCTGCTGCTATGAGAGTTTGAACAATATTATTCACTATTGGATTAGTTACAGGAGCTACTTCTGGAGTTACTGTTGGAGCAATAGTTGGAGCAACTGTTGGCGCAGTTACAGGTGCTGTTGATGTAGATGGTGCTGTTGTTGTTGAGGTTGCTGGTGATGGAACTGTTGTTGGTGCTGTCGTTGTATCAGTTACAGTAGATGGTACCGTAGTTGTGGGTGTATCGCTTGGTGTTGAAGGCGATGCTGTTGGTGGTGGTACGTTAGTAGTTGGTTGTGTTGATGCCGTTCTATTAGCTGCTGAAGGAAGTAAAGACTTTACAAAAGAATCAATAGACTTACGATCAACAGGTTCTGGAGTTGGAGTAACTTTAATTACTTCTCCTTTGGGTGTAACACTAACTGGTTCGGTGTTTGCGTTTGATCTAGGTGCTTTAGCTGGTTCCGAAACCATTAGATCCATATTACGTGTTGGTTTCCAAACATCAGGTGCGGGGGCTCGAATAGCAGGTGGTGTTGGCATGTCCGGAATAACCGTGGATACAACTTGTGGAGCTACAGCAGCTACTTGTGCTGCAGTTTCTGCTGCTCCTCTTTCTTTCACTCCAGTAGAGATATCTTTTGCTGCTTGCCGTAATACACCAAGTGGTTTTTCAGTTGCATACTTTGTGTCAGCTAAAACTTCACTGGCTGTTCTTTTTGGATATAGTGCTCGTTCAGAAGAAGGTGTTAATGCTCGGCGTTGAACAGAAGTTCCTGGTTTTGGTTTCATCCAATTTACCAACTCTGTTCCAGCTTTTTGGATTGTTCCTGTTAGTGCATCTACTGTATCAGCAAAACTTGGACGAGAAGAAGTCTGTTCAGGATTAACTCGCCCCTTTCGCATTTCTGTTTCGATTCTTTCTTTTTCTTTATTTTCTGCTTTGGTACGTTCTTTTTCTCGCTCTTTGTATGTACCTGTATCAGTTACTCTAAATGGTACTGTTTCTCTAGCAGCTGGTGGATTTTCACTTGGGACACTAGGGCGTGTTCCAGAAACTTCAGGTTGCCCACTCCCTAATCTACCTGCTACTCTATCTCTAGCAGCCTGACGGACAACTGCTGGATCAAATGTTTCATAATCACGCCATGCTCTTGTTTCTAAATTTCTTAACAACAATGGAATTTCTTCATTAGCGACTTGCCCAGCGGTTTCAGAAGCTTTACCACCGGTTTCAATAGTTCTTGGGTTTGTACTGACACCTGGCCACTCAGTTGTTGGTTGTGTCTCAGCTACTTTTGGATATTCTCCCCTTGGGCCAGTACGTTTTCCGCCTTCTTTTGCTCCAGTTGGTACTTCTCTACGAATCATTGCACTTGTTTCATATGCACCTTTTTGTCCAGCAAGAGTGCGAGTGAGTTCAGCTTTTAATTTTGCATTCCATAAATCTATAGCATTTTTATGTGCTGCTGGGTTTGGTGATGTTGATTTAAAAAGTGGATCAGCAATAGCAGCAGCCATCACGGCACCTTCTGCACCTTGAACTACATCTTTTGCGTTTGCTAATTTATCTACTCCCGCAATACCTACTGCTGTATTAATAGCCTGTGCTGTTGCGGCTTTTGCTGCGGCACCAGATGATACTCTGGCTATGGCTGGAACGATTCTTCCTGCTCCACCAACTAAAGCACCAACTAGTTCTGGGGCAACAATGCCAGCAGCAACCATAGCTGCAGTTTCTGGTAACCCTGCAACAACTTTAGCAGCAGAATCAAATGATGTGCCCTTTAGCCGACCGGGCATAGCTGATCCCTCATCTTCACTTCTAGATATAGGTTTTAATGCTATAGCTGTTTTGGTATCCATATATGGTTCATGTGCAGAATATTTGTCTGGATTCTGGTTATAATAATCCTGTAAAGATTTTCCTTGATATTCTGTTGCAGTTTTATAAAAATCTTTATATGCTTTGAGCTGTTCTCTTGGTAATCCACTAACCCGTTCTGCTACACCGGGCATCATTGGACCCACGCGATCTTGTTGCTCTTGTCTTTGTTTTATAAAAGTTTGAACATCTTTTGTCTCTTCATCTGATAATGGAATATCTTCTACTTTTCTAAATCCTTTACCGCGTTGTTCCATTTCATATGCATCTAATTTATCACGTAATTTTTTAACTTCAGCATCTCTTTGTTGCATGGTTTGTTCTGGTGTACGATCTGCACCAAAGACTCCAGCTCCTGTTAAGGCATTTTGTAGATTCTGTAAATTACGAGCTATGAAACTATTATTGTTTGCCATAGCAACGGCTGCACCTTTATCTTTTGCTCTCCATGCATTTGCAATAGAATCCAAGATTCCACCTTCAGCTTCTGGTGATCTTTTCTTTAATTCTCGTTGTGTAAAATCAGATGCCTCATCCTCAAAAATATTAAATCTTTCAACAGATTCTGTAACTTGGTTCGGATCGACTTCATCTCCCTTAAAATTATAAATCATAGAACCAGGATATTTTTGAATTGCCAATGCAGCTTCTTGCGCACTATTAAAGACACGAACTTTTCTAGCACCATCTACATTAATATGGGCATAGAACTGTCCACTTAGATGTGAATTAAATGGAGGATCATTCGATGTATCATCGGAGCCATCATAATCGGTTTCTTCACCAAAAAGTATAGCACATGTTTTCTGAGCAACAAAAGCTTGTTGTTCCAACAAAAACCTGCTATAATCTCTTGTTAGCTTTAAGCCAGAGGATTCATTTACGAGTTGGTTGAAATTTTTCATAAATTTTAAATATTGATTCCGGGAATGATTCAGAGGTGTTTAGAGTAGTTTCTTCGTTTATTTTCTGTACTTTGTTGGTACAAAAGGGAGAAACGGGTTTATAGTAGGTATTGGTACCTGCTGTATTTTGGGTAGCTTTAAGACATAGATTATTCAAATGGGCTAAAATGACAGGATTCATACTTAAATTATTTAGGATTCTATAAATAATAATGAATGATCAATTCCCCCAAAGTACCGTGGATTAGCTCAAACCCAGTCAGTGAACATATTTTAGGTAGTTATGGGTATAAACATAAAAAATATTGTTGTCAAACACAAGAAAAGCATAGTGTCATGTTTTTTGCCATTGACAACCAAGATGCTTGAAACTTCCGTACTTCTTCTGAATTACGATCAATCCCCATTGAATATTATTTCGATGCGCAGAGCTTTGTCTTTGATGAGAAAGAACAAAGTATATTATGAAGAAAATCATACATCAATCTTAAAATTTGTTTCTTCAAGAGAAACAATAAAAATCCCAAGAATTTTAATTTTAAAGTACTATGTGAAAACACCAAATAAAAAATGTTTTCCAAGTAAAAAGAATATTCTTAAACGTGATAAATATGTATGTCAATACTGCCATATTGAATTAACAGATAAATCTGCTACTGTAGATCATATCATTCCACGCCACAAAGGTGGAGGAAGTACTTGGGTGAATATGGTAGCATGTTGCCGCGAATGCAATCTTTATAAAGGTAGTAAGTTACCAAAAGAAGCAAATATGATTTTGGAAACTACACCTAAAGAACCTAAACGTAATTTTATATTTGAAGATGCTATCAAATTTTTTATGAGAACCAACTAATGCCAATCTATGCTTTTGTCTGTGAATCCTGTAAACATACCTTTGAGGAAACATTATCTATGAAAGATAATACAGTTCCATTGAGTAATCCTTGTCCTAAATGCAAGAAGAAGAAAATAGTAAGAAACTATGTTGGTGAGAGTGTGGCTATGGCTGTAGATTCAACTATAAGTGCCAATAAAGCCACTGGGGGAGCTTGGAACGAATTAATGGCTAAGATGAAGCCTGGAATGCCCAAACGCTTTAGACGCAATCTAGATGCGGCTAGTGAGCGTAGGGGTAATTAATAAAACATAAATATTTACGCAATGAGAAGCAGATTTATTATAGAAAAATATGTTATGGAAGATCACAGTGTTTATAACATGGGATCTCCATCATGTGCTATGAGACATTCTGCTATCGTTCCAAAAGCAGACATAGCTGGATTTCTTCACTATATCCTACCAGATGTTAAAAATAAAAAGTTTGACGATTATCCCTATGGGGAAAGCGTTGCTATGGCAATCAAACTAGCATTAGATAATGGCAAAAAACACATATCATTTAGCAATAAAGACAAAACGCTAGATGCAACACTTGCCAAACTGGTAAAAGATGGAGTATTGAAGGAGAATTGGGGAAACTATGAGATTCAGAAATCCCTACCAGCACCTTTAGTCGAATCATTCACAGTCAAGATTCTTGATTGAGTTTGGTTGATGCCAAAATTTTGGCAATATAAAAACTATCTATAATATCCGTAACAGGATTAGATAGTGTTTTTTGTGACAATACAGATTTCAGATCAACTCTAGTTTCTGCTTCAAAACAATCAAACATCATTTGTTTGTCTGCATTACCTTTACCGGTTGCGATTTTCTTCACCCGGCTTGGTTCTATAACGCTAAGAGGAATAGCATTCTTGTATAGTTTGTGTTTTAGTATACCAACATTTTCTGCTAGATTAAAAATTCGTCCTGTTGAGTTATACGCATAACCTTCTAAGGAAACTTCAGCTGCACCTATGCAGAGATTTAAAGCCCATGATGATATCGTATCAAATCTTTCTGTGTCACAATTATAGTCACAAAAAGGTTCACCATGAATATTATTTAAAAATGTATTCGCATACTTTTTAACATCTGTTAAAAAATAAAACTGACAATTTTCAAAACAGAATGTTCTCCTTGTATCAAACATACAGATACATGGAGAGTTCATTGAATAATCTATACCAACAATTGTATGAAACATCCTATTATTTATAGGATGTTAATTTATTTGTTTGTGTGATCTTCGCAATATTTGACTAATTGTTTTAATTCGTTTAAACTAGCATTAGATTTTAAAGTATTAGCTTTAAAAGAAATAATAGCAATATTGTTTTTCTCGTAGCCTTTAGTATTATCAATTCGATCTATAGACGGTAGATGTGGTGAATTAGGTGGACCAAAAAGAATAAGCGGTATCCCTAAAACAGGACATACCTCTGGAATAACAATATCAGATTCCTCAATATCAAATTTTATATTTTTACGCTTTGATCTAGTTCTTGCGCCTGTGAGTAGAGAACGAATTGGGTTATCGTATCGTCTAAGTCTCGTAGCATATGCTTCACATGCTCGACATGCACCTCTTTGTTTTCTAAAGTGTTTCTGTACTTTATTTTTTTTACAAGAGATACATACTTTTTTTACTTGTTTCTTTGCCATGATTTATATTTTTGCAATAAGTAATCCAAGGATTGCAATCATACATCCTATTATTGTTTTCATATCAAATTTGACATTATATAACATAATGGGGAATACAACACATAATATTGTAGCCCCAACATCCCATATAATATTTGTAATTAAAAGTTCTTTGGGAGTTTTAATATTTCTTATTAAAAAATACCAACCATTAGTACTAATGAATGCAGCCAACATACATAAGCCATAAACTGTCCAAGGCTTATCATTATATGTTTTAGAATAACATATATCAGCATAGATCCAATTTGCTATACTTATACCAAGGAATGATAAGAAAATTAATCCAAACATAACTCTCCGAACTGGATTTGAACCAGTGACATGCGAGTTAACAGCTCGCCGCTCTACCAACTGAGCTATCGGAGATCAATTTATACTACCTGACAGCCACCTGCACTGCAAGCAAATTCTTTAGCAGATTCTGTGTTGTCTTCCATCTCATATTTCATGAGATCATTAAAGTTAACCTTGACCTTTGGGTGGGCTGCATAAGTAGCAGAATCAATTTGCTCAAACGGTGCCTGAGCGTATGTATGATTGTCACCACCCGGTAAGAATGCAATACCTGTTGCCATATCAAAGTTCTCCCACAACCAATTGCCTACTTCAAGGAATTCACTGTCCTTGTAGTTGACGGTAACAGAAGGCTTGTGATGACAGTAATGTTCTTGATATGTTTTCCACAGATCAAGATGGTCAAGTGCACGAAGATCTTCTGTAGTAACAGTACCACGAGGAGCCTTCATTGCAAAAGTAAATACGGCAGTAGAAGTTGGGTTTATCACATCATCCTCGCACGGGACTCCTTGATCCTTCATCAAGTTATACAAAGGATCTTTCTTGTCCAATCGGATTCTGCGGAAATAATAATCCGCATAGCGTGGATGTAAACCCGAAGCTGAATCCACCAAGCAAGAAGTAGTGCCTTCTGGCTTGACGCAAGTAATTGACTTGCTAGGATTAATACCCAACTTCTCTGCCCATTTGAGATTTGTAGCCGTTGCATGGTCACGAAGATTCTCAAGAAGTCGAACTAATTTTGGCTTACCGTCAAGACCGCTGGTAAGTTTATTATCAAAAATTCCTGTCATGGAGACACCAAGCAATCTTTCCTCTTCGCAGTTCTTCTTCCAATCAGGACGAAGATAAGGAAATTTCACAAAAGTAGACTGAACAGTTCCAATAATAGTGGCAATTTCAATCTTCTTCTTTAGGCTTGCAGCAGTATCATCGATACGAACTACGACCGTTGAAAGATTGCAAAATTCAAAAGGTTTCAAAATAATTTCTGCACATGGATTGGTACCATATTCACAATCCGGGTCTCGCCCAGACTTCGCTGCTTGCTCTTGAAGTGCCCTACGATTGATCATACCGCGTTCTCCGCTGTGGGAGTTGTACAGAGAGGTCCACTCCTCAAGAAACTGTCCCATGGGGGGTCTTCCGCGATACACGGCTGAGTTATTGGCGTAAGACCGAAACCCGGCTTGCTCCCACCATGCGCCACTCTTGCACATGGCAATTTCACGGTCTCCCAGGTCACTGAGAGAGATCATAGCGGATCTGCGGACTCCACCCACGATTACGGCATTAGCGATGGCACAGCATGTGTCATGGCACTCAAGAGCCGAAAGTTTACGTCCCTGTGCGTTGTAGAAGACCTTTACTATAAATTTGAATAAATGGTCTAACGGAGCAGGACCAGAAGCACGACCACCAAAAGTTTTAAGTCGTGCACCAGATGCTCTAATTTTTGACAAGTCCCACTTAGGATGCTTACCAGCATAGAGATCGCTGAACAATGTTTTAATTGCATCTCCCCAACCTTCCTTTGAATCTTCTACAACGATTACCTTATCAAAATTCTTTACAATCTTGTTGGCAACAGTTGGGAGTTTGTCTGTGTATTGTCTTTCAACAGAATACCCGGTACCTGTACCATTCATGAGAATAACAAATAGTTCTGCAAATGAATCAATAGAATCAATAGGAAGGTATGAGCAATTATAGAGACATGTGTTATCATGATCTAGTGCTTTACCTGCAGTCATGAGACTACGCATAGAAGGTAGTACTTCGAGTGATAGAATTGCTTCACGTACATCAGGACGTTCGAGTAACGATGGAACTCTAGTGGTAAAATAATCCCACCAACGGTCTACGCATTCTGTCCATGTCTCTCTACGATTTTCTGAGTTGATCCAACGTGAATAACGAGATATAAAAATAAATTCTTGAAATGGTGATAAATTTGTCATGTGTTGTCCTTACTAGTCAGATGTTCCCAAGATACAGGGAAGAACGGAGAAATCGATGCGGCAATCGCATTGGCATACTCACGTACTTCCCATTGAGCGTGTGCCTCACTTCGTTGTGTGTAGACCCGAGCAAAACCCGCAAGTGATCCAGTCCACCACCACTCCGTATACGCGCCTTGTGGTAAGACGGATCGCGCCTGTTCTGGGGCGACACCCTGTTCCAAAAGATTTTCATATGTTTTCAAAGCTCCTTCGAGAACCATATTATACTCTGTATTCAGTTTATCTTCAACTACAGAATCTAAAATAAAATCTGTACTGCCTTGTTTTGCACCAGTGGTTGGTGCTGATCTCCATCTTGGAATATAAAATTCCGGAGTATCAGTTACATATCTACGGCTTACTTCATTTTCTACAAATCCAACTTTGTGTTTAAAAAGTTGAGTGCGAATAAAAATAGGAGCCTTAATTCTTACTGTGATCTGTGGATGTGCAAAGGGTGTCCAATGTTTATGTTTGGCTAGATAAGAAATTAATTTTTTATCTTTTGCAGATAAGGTATTATCTGTTGTTTTAGAAAGCCAATTAAGTTCCGTATCCCATTCACTTTCTTTATTAAAAGAAACTCGGGCTGCATTGGCAACCGTTAAATCGGAACCCATCACATCAATAAGATCTACGTGTCCTTTATCGAGGACAGTTATTCTTTGTTTCATAATTTTTATTACTCGTCTGTATTATCGTTATCAATAAATTTTAAAGATACACCGGGGACATCAACGCTGTCCTTTGCAAACTCTACTGCTCTATTCCATAAATCTATGTCTACTTCTTTTACATATAAACTAAAATAATTATTAAATTGTAAAAAAGCTTGGCAAACTTTCTTTTCCATACCATCATTATTGTCTAAATTATCATTTATCATATTAAGATCTTTTCCATGCACCAAATTTTAGTCTGGCTGCATTTGTCGAATAGGTATTACTATCTAGCATTTGTTTCATCTTCTCTACACCATATTTAAGACATATTTCATTAATATCTTTTTCAGGTATAGAAGGCCAAATTACAATTTTATGACCCTCGTTTATTGCCCTTTCCATCATGTGGTGTAAGACAATATTTCTAGGCTCGTTATCAAATACAAAAATTAATTTACTATTTTCAATTTTTGTTGGTAGTGGGTCTGGATAACTAGATCCTACCATGGCAATGGCATTCGGTACAAATAATGAATCAATCGGACCTTCCACCACGTAAACTGGTTTTAAAGCATTGATATTGTTCAGCCCATACCATAAACGCTCAATATGTGGACTCTTGTATGTGATGTATCGGATTTTTGCATTAACTTCAAATGAACGACCCTGAACACCAACAACTTTATCTTTCTCATCAAAAAAAGGAATCACAAGTCTTGGTTCTCTGAATGAAGTTTTAAAGAACTTCTCTGCAATCTTAGAAAAATCTTCAGTAAAATACAAGAGGTGTAATTTGTCTTCTGGGATTTGTCTCTTCATTACGTATTCTCTAGCGTAATGATCTTTAGGAAGATCTGTAATACATTTTCCAATATAGTCTGGAACAATACGTTCTTTTACGACTACATCTGCTGCCATAAACATATTACGCCCAATATTCATTTTGTAAGTTTCTAATGAATATTCTTTTGCTAACTGTGGAGACAAGTTTTCTAGAACTGTCTTTACAGTACAGCAGAATCCACAGTTATGACACTTATAATAATACTGATCCTTGTTGACATAAAAATATCCACGAGTCTTTGTTTTATTTTTCTGTGAATCACCACACTTAAAACACCGACACGCTGCCATGTTATCTTTCTTCCACTTGAATTTTTCAAGAGAAGGAGAAACCATATTAATATATTTTTTATCAACAACAGTCTGCATTACATCTGCCATCCGGAACTAAGTTGCTTTGATGACTCGGAGATACTCTTGTAATAAGAATCTTCGTTGTTACGCTTATCCTTGTTACTGCTTTGATTGGAACTAACCATTACGGGCTGCGTACCTTCGTCAACGTCATGTAGTTTCATCTTGTTGAACTCAACACCAATAACAAACTTTCTGTTAATCGCTGTCGTGTTGTAACGATTCTTGAGTTGCTTTACCATTAGTTGCTTTGAGTCATCCAATTCATCGGTACGAATCAACGCAACAAAGAAATCTGCGGTAGCAGGAAGTCCAAACGATTCGGATGTATCTTCGAGACCAACATCCGTACTAGAAAACCCTGATCGATTTACTTGAGTAGCACTAAAGATCGGAAGATCAAACTCAACCGCAAGTCCACGAAGTTCTTCAGCGATAGCCTTGATGTAATGGTAACTGTTCGTGTTACCACCCTGCTTCATGCGAGACGAAGAGCAGATATTCAAATAATCAATAAAAATGATATCTGGCTTAAACTTCTTCTTTGTACGTAGTTCCTGCAGTAGAATTCTAAAGTGATTTGAGTTTGCTCCACCGGTAGGATATTCTTTAATAATAAGTCTACCTGTTGATTGCTTCTTGAGTTGTTCCATCTTCTTCTTGTAAGATGCGATTGGCATAGTTGCAAGATCTTGTACGGGAGTATCAAGAAGATTTGCATCAATACGTTCAGCAATACGTTCTTCCGCCATCTCAAGTGTAATATACAGAACATTCAAGTTTTGCATCAAACAGGATGCAGCATGATGACATAGAAAAAGACTCTTACCACAGCCTGTACCCGCCATCACAATGTTCAGAGTTTTGGTTGGAGTACCACCACCCGTGATTGTATTGAAATACTCAAGGTCAAACGGAATACGCTTCTCAGTCTTGTTATAAAATTGATAACGAATATCAGAATCTTCGATGAAATCGTGACCCACTCGTGTGTCAAAACTAATAGCCAAGGCATTACTAAGAATTTCTGGAATAGCAGATTCTGTGTACTCTTTATCTTTGCCATCAAGAATATTGATAGAGTTCATGATTGCAAGATGAATAGCCTTTTCCTTACAGAATTTCTCTGTATGGTCAAGTAACCACTCTTGGTCTTCACGATCATTGCTATCAAAAATTTCTGTGATTAAACGCAGTGAACCTTTGTATTCTTCTTCACTGATTCCTTTATGCTTTTCGATCATAAGAATCAAAGCATCTTTAGTTGGAAGGGAAGTGTACTTAGTGACAAAGCTTTCTAAGTTTACATATAAGACTCTTTCTGCTCTAGAAGCAAAATACTCCTCCTTGATAAAGGGGAGTACTTTACGTGCAAATTCTTCGTTCTTGGCAAGATTCTTAAGAATAATTTTTTCCATAGGAGTCACTGTGCACATCATCTTCGAGATCAATTTGCTCAGGTTCCGCCTGAGTCTTCGTTATAATATCGTCTCGGTATACAAGCATATCATACAGGATTTTACCCAAGAAGTCAATGAACTCTTGGTTATTTAATTCAACATCAACATTATTTGGGTTTTTTAAGATTTCAACATTAAAATTAATATTTAAGTTTTCTTCTTCCATTTTCATATTGATTTTTTGAAATCTAAATTCTACACCAAGATACGGATCAACTATAATTTTAATTGGTACAGTATCTAATGTCATATATTCAGATGCATCATCTAATATAATATAAGTGTCTTTAAGTGCCTTGTCCATACTTAAACCCTTTTTGAATTTCAATGTCTAGTTTATCTAAAATTTCTTTTGTAAAATACTTTTCAGGATCTTCGTCAATATTTTTCTCAAATGCTTTTGTGCCATCTGGAAGTTCTACTCTTGTAGATACCTTCTTGAATACATTATACTCGATGGCAAGGTCTGTCAAACCATAGTATCTACTTAACCCGGAAGTATAGTTAAGCCGTGTCTGAACGTGCATGTTTTCTTTGACAAAACGATTCTTGTAATTGGTGCACTTAATAAAGTTACCAACGATACCATCATCAGTCTTGTCCTTGCTCTTCGATAACATTATAATGTTACTAGCAGCATACTTAATACCTACACCACCACCAAGATCCTTGGTAGGAACATACGAACCAATAACTTGATAGGTATGGTTTGTAAGAAGAAGTGGTATCTTTGCCTTACCAAGTTTCAGTGTAAGAACACGGAATGTAGCCTTAGTAAGTTGTGCCTTGGTCATATCACGCACATCCTTACCTTCAGCCGAATCATTCATTTCTTTGTTTGTCGATAACATTCCCAAAGAATCAAGAACCATAAAGATTGGCTTGCGGTCTTCTTCAGGTGTTTCAAGTACGTCATTAACGATCTTGAGAGCCTGGTTCTTGAACTCTTCGATTGTTGCAACAGGAACAACTGCAATTCTTTTGGAATCGATTCCCCGTTGTGCAAACATGTCTGAAGTGATTGCTTGCTCCGTGTCAAAGTAGATGACCACACCATCTTTGTGGTCTTTGAGAAATTGCGTAGCGATTCCAATTGCATAGAAAGTCTTTCCAGTAGCCGGATCTCCTGCAAGACAAGATATCTTGTTCGCGGGTAGTCCACCATATATAGATCCTGAAAGCAAAGCATTCAGAACATAAGAACCTGTATCAATGAAGCCTGTAACATCTGCACCATCAATACCATCGGCTACGATGGCTGCATCAGGATTGTTTAGTTTGCTTAGTAGATTTGTTAGATACTTTGACATTCTCTTCTTTCTTCTTGTTTGTGTGTTTGTAGTTTTCGTTTTCCCAATACTGTGATGCCTCTATAGCATCACCAAGTCTGTAATAATGTGCTTTGAGTGCATTTTCAATAGCATGAATTCTATTATAAAGATCCCTATTGTTTTCATCACCAAAGTTTGGATGATTTTTTAATTTGTGACCTCTGTATTCACAATGAGACCTATGTTCATATAATAACATTGCAAATGGCATCTCTTCAATAGATTCTAAAAATTCCTGATATGGCACTTTTAAAATATTGTATTCATATTGCCATGGAATAGTTTTAGTAATAGTAACTTTAGGTTTTTTTGTCACTTTTATTCTTACCTTTTTTAATAGGTTTTGTTGTAATGATAACACGCATATAGTTTTCTTCAACTATAGTGCCATCAATAGTAACTGATTCTATAATTACGTCATCTACGTCATTGACAATGTCAAGTAGTCTATCACCAACCATAATGCATGGACCACCTTCAAAGTCAAATAAACCATTGCCACTCCTAGAAAATAAGGTGCGACCTTCGAGAGTATAGTTTCCGTCTTTACGTTTTCTAAGGATTCGTTCATCCCCATATCTAGATTTAAAGGTCTTTACCATTTCTTAACATTCCGTTCTGATGTATTATCCAAAAAAAGATTCAAGTGTAATTTTGTTACTGATCGACCATTTAATAACTTGTAAAATATTGTCGAGAGGTTCATAAAATGTTTTTTCAAACTGTTTCTCTAAATCAATATATTTTTTCAATTCAAATTCAGGAGGACATTTATTGATAAAGCCCATCACACCATCTTTACCATTTTTTCCATATGGGTTTGGAACTTTAACAAAAACAAATTTGATCTTATCATTTTCTTTGATAGAAGGAATTGTTTTGTCGATATGCAACTTTTTAAGATATGCATTGTGTAATAATGCTGCTTTGGTTGCTATTGGTGTACCACCCTTATATATATCATCATTACTGCTGTACTTCGAAATACCTTTAACACCTCTTGGTGAAGCAATATCTTCAATAGGTAACTTGATAAATTCATCGTAAAATGTATTGACATACTTACGTAACTTCTCTTCATTCTGTGTCATGATAATCATGATACATTCTTTGAGTTTGGCTCGAACGATACCAGGAGTGCTACTACGAACAGATTCTAGACCCATGATCTTCAACTTAGGTTCACTGAATCTAACACCCTCAAGGTCATTCAACAACAATGCATATTTCTTTTTGGCAACAAACAATCCAACTGATGCGATTGCTTCTCGTTTAAACACAATTTTATTAGCGAGGCAATTTAATTTGGTTGTAAGTATGCTCATACTTCCAGTCAATTCTTTTTGAATATTATTTTCACAAATATTATCGATAAAGGAAGTAACATCCTTAATGGGACTATCTTCAGAAACTCTAGAAATAATATCTTCGAGATTCAAGTACACTGAATCAGTATCAACTGCAATTACATAATCCTTTGTGGTCTTGTTCTTCATAACCTTGTTGATATAAGCATTCATCTGCTCTTCGGCAGATCGAATGATAACCTGACCGGTAACGGTAACTGCAGTTGCAAGTTCAGGAGAAGAGTATGTGAATGCAGGGTTACCAAGACAGCCATACAAACTGTTTGCTAGAATCTTCTTCACTGACTGACGAATCTTGAGAGCAGCAATCAGAGGAATAAGATTTTTATCTTTGGAGATTTCGTATTCCTTTTCCAACTTGATCATCTTCTTCTTGGCTTCCTGTCGCTGATTGAAAGTAATCTCAATCAAAGTAGGAATGAATCCCTTGACACCATTTGAAAAAACTGAACCATTACATGCCAAACATGCATTCTGATCAATAGCATCTTGAATCATGCCAGGAATCTCTTTGCGCTTACTACGCAAAAAGTCATCTGCATTCAATGATGAATTCTTGACAATACATGTCTCGGGTGAAATGTTCCAACCAATGATAATAGATGGATACAGAGATGTTGCGTCGAAACTCACAACATTTTTATACAGACCGGGAATAACATCCTTGACATATGCACCAATGAACTGCTCGTCCTTGGCGTACTTTGTCTTTAATGGTGGAACAATGTTTTGTTTAGCAAGATAGTCACAACAAATAGTTTCCCAAATACGCGTAGCAAAGAAGACTGTATCAAAGGTGATCTTGGCTTCATAGGCAATCGAAACTGCGAGATCAATTAACTTTAGTTTATCCTCAAGTCGCTCAACCAAGACCACGTCTTGGATATTGTATTCAGCAAACTTTTGAAAGTTTTGCGTATAAAACTCACGCAAAGACCCATACTCGGTATAGTCCAGTTTTTGTTCATCTAGTTCTACCTTTGCTATATTATTTAGGGCGTAACTCTCCTGGTTGGTCCCAGAAAACTTCTTATATAAATCCATGTAATCCAGAATGGTATATCCGGGAAATTCATATAATGTATAGTCTTTACCACCAATATTGGTGATACGCATTTTCATCAGACCAAATGGCATCCACCCTTGAATTTCTTTTTCATCAAAGAATAGTTTTGCACGACCAATAATATATGGCATATCAAAGAGTTTGATATTCCACCCAGTCAAAATGTCTGGGTCGCAGTGTTTAAGAATGTCAAAAATCTTTTTAATCAATTCTTTTTCAGATGCAACCAAAATAACTTTGCAATCCGGAAGTTTAACCGGTTTCATGGTGATAACATAGTTGACGCCAGAAATACGAATCGTAACCAAATTGATTCGCTCATTGGGGGCATCAAGGTTAGGGAATCCACCTTCTGTCTCACATTCAAGGTCAAGGTAGGCTACTTTGATCTTGGAAAGATCGTATTCCACCTCAGACGCATAAGTCTCCATGATATATTGAGTAATGAAATCAGTGTTTCCATAAATTGGGCAATCATCTAGTTCTCGGTATTGATCAAGAAATTTACGACATTCATATAATGTCTCAAACTCAATACGACCAACCTTGACACCTGTCAAAGTGGTATACTTGGTTGGTTTGTCGGTACGAACGTACAGCGATGGTTTAAATGCCACAGTATCCGTAAAACGGGTACCATTACGATAGCCACGAACAAGAACTTTGTTCCCTTTAAGTGCACACGCTGTATAAAATTTCATAATTATTTGGTTTCTTTGTCTTCCAGCAAACCCTGTAGGAGAATCATATAGTTAATTACGTCAAGAATACTGTCTTGAACAGTCTCATTTCCCACTTTTAGTTCACCTTTCTTGAGAAAGGTGGAAATACGTGAGATTTTATCGATTACACGTAACATTAACCCCTCTTCGGCACTTGCAAAGCCAAGAATCTCTCCTCTCTTAAAATTAGCAAACGGATCTGTTCCGGATGCATAATCTGCGGACTTGTGGCGCATTATTACTAATGCTCGGCGACAAATGTCTTCGTGTAATTGAAATAGTTCATCTCTAGTCATGGTGTATATTATACCAGAATGTGCCCCATAGTCAAGAATATAAATATTAATGCACACTAATGGAGTTTCAATATATGCTGTTATCTCTCATCGATTATACCAAATTTATAGACATCATTTCTCTTATTATGGTAGGTGTAATCGGGGGAGTATATGGAATTATGAAATTTATAAAGTCTAGAATAAAAACAGACAATTTTATTGCAATACACACCGAAATACATGAATTATTAACAGAACTTAGAGTTACTACTAAGTGCATGAGAGCAAGTATTATACAGTTTCATAACGGGGAATATACAATGGATGGAATTTCCATGCGTAAATTTTCTGTAACTCACGAATCAACACACAAAGGTTATACATCACAAGTATCACTTCTTAAAGGAAGTTTATGTTCTATGTTTATTCCTTTATTAGTTCATGTGGTAGAAAACAAAAGTTTAATTTATCCTCTTCGATCATTACCTGAAAGTTACACCAAAGGGTTCTTTGAAGATGAAAATGTTTCAGATTATGCCTGTCTTCCATTAAAAAATAAAGGAGCAAATGTTGGATTTGTTTTGCTTCAATGGAATGAAAAATTTGAACCACAACTAGAAGAACATGATATTTTAATGAAACACTTTAAGGCTATCAAAGAGTCAATTGAGATTCAACTTTCACATCAAAAGAACTGAGGTATATTATGTCTGAACAACTCATATCATTAATTGGTGGAACGGCTACTGGGTTTCTTTTCAAATACTGGGCTCAACGGGCTCAGGATCAAAAAGAAATGTTTGAGCAAATGCTTAAGGCGAATACTCAAACTACTGAAAATCAAGATAAGGCTGTACAAAGAGTCCCCTTAGATCTTGGTAAGAATGTTCGTCGTTTTATTGTACTTTCGTGTCTCTTTGCAGTTGTGGCTGCTCCGTTCGTCTTACCGTTCTTTGGTATTCCTACCTTTGTAGAAATTTCACAGAAACAACCAGATGCTATCTTTGGATTCATTCCAGCGACAACTCGTAAATACTTTATTGAAATTCCAGGATATTTCTTGGCTGAAGAAAACCGTCAAGTTCTACTTGCCGTTGTTGGGTTCTACTTTGGTTCAGCAGCAGGGAGCAACAAATGAAATATTTACTTCCAATCATTCTCTTTCTCGCTTCATGCACAAGTCCTGAATTTGTCACATTAAAAACAAAGACTGGTGAACATATTCACACAGTCTCTGAAAATTCTTTTTTCAATACTCCAGACAAGGCATCTGAATGGGCATTCTGGTATTTTCCAGTTGTTATATTTGTACTTTGGATAGTCTGGAAAGAATTTAAATCAGTAAAATTTACTAAAAAGAAATCAACTGACTCCAGTACTACCGAACCCACCGATACGGTCTGATTTCAGACTCGGTTCTGTATAAATTTCCATTAGCGTTGGTTGTTCATACTTCACTAGTTCACCCTGTGCAATTCTATCTCTATCATAGATTCTAACAGGATCTGTGCTAGTATTAATCATGATAAGTTTGGTCTCATAGGTGTAATCTTCGTCTACCACACCTTCGCAGTTTGCAAGCGTAAGACCGTATTTAAGAGCCATTCCAGATCTAGGGTGTATTCGGACAGAATATCCTTGAGGCACGTTAAAAGTCAAGCCTGTGCGAACTAGAGCCCTTTCTGAAGGCATTAGGGTAATGTATTGACCCTTTTCTCCATCATGGTCTGGAAGAAACAAATTTTCCTTTTTTCCATCATAAATTTTTACTTTTTCATTTGCTGGAATGTATGCGGCAAGGTCAAAACACGCAGCCATTTTGGTCTGAAAGTTTGGATCTGGAATATTTGGAGAAACTTTGAAGTAGTCTAGGAACATATTAGTATTATACCACAGAATTACACCAAATCAAACATCAATTGCTCCAGTAAATTCACCAGAATTTGCTTTGATCCATTCATAGGCAATTTTATATGGATTGTTTGATGTATTGTTCTTTCCATCTGTTCCACACATTACTGTCCATGTTTCCGGATTTTCAACGATAAAGACTTTACGAGTCGTTGGTTGATAATTTTCATCACGAATTTGATAATTTACATATCCATCAAGAGTAAGAATTATTTTAACTGGTTCGGTATACGAATATTCATTTTTTACATTTCTTAGTTTCCAGTATTCCGTGGTTACACCTGATTCTGATGTTATTGATTTTTGCAATGCCATTTAATTTCCTTTGAGTAATATATTTAATTCTTGCTACAAACCACAAAAAATTCATTACGATCTAATTTTAAGTTTTCAATAATTTCAAACTTAGTGATACCAATGCTAATCAACATAGATGTAATTTCTTCTCTACTGAAATATACAAAATAGTCCTTTATACGACTAGATTTATATCTATGTCCCACAGAGTCTTTAAATACCGTAAACAGCAATATTGAATTACAAATGGAATTAGACTGCTGTAGCAAAGATTTTAGAAGTTCTTTGTTTTGAGTTGTGTTCCCACCAATATTATATGTAACGGTTCCAAACAAACACACTAGATCATAATTTTTATTTGTTGGTATAGATTGATAATGCGGACAGGCACATTCAGCCAATGACTCCACTCGAATATCTACTGCTTCATATGATGCTGTAACACCTTTGTTTTCTAACCATGTTTTAAGAAAGCATGGACCAGATCCCACATCTAAAACAGAATTGAAAGTATATTCATTGAGTATACTAAATCGTTTTTCTGTTGAACTATGATATCCGTTATCTTTTGCGTTTTTGTAATAATCATGAATATAATATGCAAATGTATTACTCATTGTTTATCCTACAAAATAGTTATCGGTAGCAATGCATATTGCTTCTAACATAAAAAATTCTAGACCTACATTTGCACCGTATCCATAAACATCTCCAGCAGTACTCTGAAACACAACACTTCCACCACCTATATTGAAAAATTTTGCTCTCCAACCAATAGGTAATGAGTCTAATGTTATAAACATTGCTTTACCACCATAATTAATAAAAAATACCGTTCCGTCTTCCGCAGCAGTTGGAGTGAAATCCGCAGTTTTCTGAGCAGATATTGCTGCTGATGTGTGTCTAGCCATTCGAGTAGAAGATATTGGTGCTGAGAATGTTATTCCACCAGCAGCACTCAAACCACCAGAAAAACTCGCAAGACCAGTATGAGATGATGTGCTTGTCATTGCTACATTACCGGATAATGTAATACCACTAGCAGCACTCAAACCACCAGAAAAACTCGCAAGACCAGTATGAGATGATGTGCTTGTCATTGCTACATTACCGGATAATGTAATACCACTAGCAGCACTCAGACCACCGGGAAGTCTCAATACTCCATAAATTGTTGCAGCAGTTTGTGTAGATGCTCCAATAACTGCAGTATTTGAACCCAAGGCTTCTGCTAAAGTACCTATTACTATTTCATTTGTCTGTGCGTTTGCACTTCCTTTTGCCCCATAGCCTATGTAAATGCCACCCGTTGCACCTTGTAAACTTGATCCACCAGTTCTATATCTTCCTGCATCACTACCTATGGCTGTATTATAATTTCTTACTGTTGCACTTGAAATATTTGATAGCGAATATGCGCCGATACCAACATTGTCACTACCATTCAGAGATAATGAACTTCTTCCAATTGCTACGTTTCTGCTACCTGTACTATTAGCTCCTAGACTACTTGTTCCAACCCCGACATTGTCGGTGCCGGATGAGTTTGCTGCCAGACTACTGCTACCTATTCCAAGATTATTAGAACTAGTATTTAATGTAAGTGCTGCGTATCCCAAACCAACATTGTCGGTTCCTATTAAGTTTGAAGCAAGCGCACCGGAACCAAATGCTAAATTATAATCTCCGGTTGTATTTAAAGTGAGTGTGTTACTACCAAGAGCCACATTGTCTGGTCTATTTCCAGCCCCCTTACCAACTCTAATGCCATTTACAGAAATATCAGTACCAAATGTGCCTCCACCAGCAACTGTTATACCCGCAAGGAATCTAGTTTGTGAAGAAAATGTTCCACCTGCTGCACTAATACCACTTGTAAAACTTTGAAGAAGACCAAAGGTATTTGCAACACCTGTAGTTACACCAGTAACTGCACCTGTGAGTCCATTGAAAGTTGCAACACCACCGTCAGTATTTGCTAATAAAGCATTACCGCCAGTTATTCCGATAAAAAGTTTTCTATTTGTAACATCGTATGCTAGTTCTCCAAATGTCAATCCAGAGGGAGTACCAGCACCTTTTTTTATCTTAATAGTAGTCATTTAACTCACCTTATATACATAATAACAATTAATGTATTTTATTTAAAATGTATCGCCATCCAACTTTTCATGCTTTTTCTTCTTATCTAGTTTATTTAGGGCGATGTTATACTTCTCCGTAAGATCAGCATTCTTTGCTCTCTCAATTAACAAATTTGCCTCTAATATTAGATTAGTATTTGTTAAGTCTCTAAATTTATTCTGTAACAAAGGAATAACTACAATTTCATTATAATTAGGTTCACTCATATATTAATCCTTAGAAGCTTCCACCATCAATCAAAGTAGCTGAAAGTTCTCCAGTTGCAACATCGTATGTTAGTGCAGTCGAAGGAGTTGCATTAACCAACAACCCTGTGCTTGCAGAAGCTGCTGCAACACCAACAAGGAATATTGTTCCTGTTGTTTGTTCGGTAGCAACTATATTAGTGGATGTTGTTGCAGTTGTTGCAGTTGTTGCAGTTGTTGCAGTTAAGGCATTTCCACTAAAAGTATTACCGGTTATAATTCTTGCTGAAAAATCACCAGAACCATCTCTTGCAACTATGGCACTGACAGTATTTGCAGATGTTGCGGTGGTTGCAGAATTTAAAACTTTACCCGCAGTTGATATTGTAGCAAGGTATGTGTCAGTTATAGCAGTACCGTTCCAAGTACCACTAGTAATCGTACCAACTTGTGTGAGAGAAGATCCTGTAATACCACTACCAAGAGTAGAAGAACTTAAAACAGAAACATTATTTATCTTGAATTCTTTACCTGTTGGGAGATTCCAATTTTGATTAGATGTAAAATTGTTGTTGCCACTATCCCACAGAATTGATTTATCTGTTAAACCTTTAAGAATAATACCACCGCCATTTGCAGTAGTATCATCTGGTGTGTTAACTGCACCCATTTCAATATTCTTGTCATCTACGGTAAGTGTTGTACTATTTATTGTTGTAGTAGTACCATTGACTATAAGATCTCCAGCAACAGTAACTGCACCAGCAAACGCTGCAGTACCTCCTACAACACCAACAGTTAATGTTGTGGCTGCACCTGCAAAGTTAATAGTAGTAGCAGTCGTATTAAGAAGAGCAAAACTTGTACTACCAGTAAGAAGACTTGTTGTAATCGTTGGACTTGTCAAAGTCTTATTAGTTAAAGTATCAGTGGTTGCTTTACCAACAAGAGTATCTGTTGTATCAGGCAGAGTTAATGTATTATTTGCTGTTGGTTCTACTACAGTTAATGTTGTTTGCCATGCCAGGGTATTTCCACCATCAAAGATTATCTTACCACCAGCCGTAGCCCCGCCAAGAATTCTACCACCAAGCCGTAAATCACCACCTTCAATAAGTACCTGTCCTCCTGATATTTCAGGATTAAGAACAATTTTTACAGGGGTGTCTGCAGGATCTGCAGCAGCACCACTATAATTTTTGGTAGTAAGTATAAGCTTTGCATCATCTGCAAAAATTGTACCAGTAAGACCAGAAGCACCAACAGTCAATGCTGGATTCCTTATTGTACACGTACCAGTAAGACCACCCATATTAAGAGCAGTGGCAGCTAAACCTATTCCTAAAGTGGTTACAGTTGAACTGAATAGTGAGGCAGTAGTCTGAGTAGTTAAAATATCTCCACCATTAACATTCAGATCTCCTGCTACTGTTAATGTACCAGTTGATGGATTATAAGATAATGGTCCAGTGGTATCATCAACAAAGAGAGTAACACCTGCACCGGCGGTACTACCGAATACCAAATATCTGGTTGTATTTGTGTTGTCAGATACAGTAGTAATTGGACTACCACCGGAGATCTGACTACTAATTCTTTGATCAATTGCATATTGTGTTGCAAGAGTTGTTTTTGCTGCGTTATCTGTCCACGATCCAGTAGTTCCAATTTGTGCACCAACCCAGACTGGACTACCAAAAGAATTACCAACATATAATTGGTTTGCTGTAAGACCTGTACCCTGTACAAATGCCATTTCACCAAACGATAGACCAGCAGGTGGTACTGAAGTTGTTGAGCGTTTAATTGTAATTTTTGATGACATTTTGTGTTTGTTCCCTTACAGGTATTTATAGTGTTAGAATTCTCCACCATCCATACTTAAATTATCTAAAACTTCTATTTCAGAATTATAAGTAACACCAAATATTCCAGTTTCAGTTACTATTTTTCCAGTTACAAGTAAATTACCTACTATTTGTAAATTATTAGAAAATGTTCCACCAAATGCACTCAGACCACTTGAAAAATTTTGAAGAGGACCAAATGTATTTGAGTTCCCAGTGGTTACACCAGTAACTGCACCCGTGATACCATTGAATGAGATTACATAATCTCCAGCGATACTAGAGCTAGAAGACACAATCCACGCATAACCATTCCATTGCCAAGTAGTACTATTAAATGAATATAGTTGTCCTATGGTTAGTGGTGGATTTGGGAAGTCAATTGGCATGTGTTAATACTATTTACCAGAACTTAAGAGTACGCCACATTTCCTGACCAGTATGACGCATGACGTACAGATATGTTAAACCATCAACAGTTTTTACAATTTCAAATTTATTGCTGAGGGTTGCTGTGCTATGAGCATACGGAATAGATGTTGCTGTTTCTACTTGGAACTTAGAAAGGTCTAGTTGATAAATACGGTTTGTAGCGTCTTTGGTGAAGTAATACGAATCAACTCCGTCATATGTATACATGGAACCTGTAGTCAAAGTAGTTGTAATTGGTGTAATGAATGGCGTGAGTTCCCAAGTTGATGTTGGGATATCAAATATATCAAAAATATTTGAAGCACCACCACGGGGAGAAATCAACCATCTTCCTTTTTTATTCACATCGGAAAGACCAAACAGCCATTTTATATCAATACCTGTGCTTCTTGCTGGAATTTCATAAATTGCATAGAATGTATCTGTGGCATTGGAAGTCAATGTAGGTACAGTAATTACTGTTGCAGTATTTGATGTTACTGAAACTTCTACTGTTGCTGCACCAGCAGAAGAAGAAGCGGTTCCAGCAATATAACGAATTCTTTTTCCTGCCAGATAGTTTGTTGGGAAATTTTTATTTGCATCAGTAACAGTTGTTGTTCCTGCACCAGTAGTTACTATTCCATACGAGTCCATAATCTCATACTTTGAAGTTGTATCTGGTGTTGCAACGTTCCAAGAAGCCACAGTTAGAGTTGTTGCAGTATTGGAAGTGATTACAACATCATTTCCTTCTCCCGTTCCTGAAACAATTCTGACACGGCAGTTTTGATATTGATTGATTCTCCAGTTTTTGGTTGTGTCAACCAAAGTTGTCGATGATCCTGAAGTCGCCCAACCTAACGGAGATCTTTCTACCACTTTATCAATGCACATTGCACCGAATGGTCGTGCTTCTTGAATCACATAACGAGATGTTCCGTTTGCCATCACTGAAATTACAGACGACAAAGTTAATGTTGTTGCAGTGTTTGCGGTGATACGTCTGGCACCCGCGTTAGTTGGTGACGTTCCCGCTGTTTGCACGAATACCACTCTTCCGACATGCTCGTTTGTATTCCAGTTTTGAGCAGCATCTACAATCAAAGATGTGGTGAGTGAACTAGCTGCAGTTGGGCTTTGTGTTGCGCTAGCATTTGCAGCAATGCTAAATGCGGTTAGAGAATTAGTTCCTATTACTGCAAATGTATTATTAAAGGTTGTTTCTGTGGCACAACCAGCAATAATAACAGATTCACCATGCCTGAAATCGTGATTTACTGCTGAAACTACGTTTCCTACTTTTCCTGTAGTAATGTTTAAAATCAAGCCTGTACCCGCACCACCAGAGACCGCACTGGTTGTAGCAGCACCATAATTTGTTCCAGAAAAAGCTAGTTGCAATCCTGTTACTGCTCCGTTTCCTGTAATTCCGGTAACATAAGCCTGTGCATTCGATCCAGTAGTTGTTAAAGTTACCAAATCACCTACGGCATATGTACCGCCAGCGCTATTTACTGAGGTAGTTAATACACCAGTTGCATTATAAGTAATACTGGTTATTGCATATCCTTCATGTGGTGGTCCATACAAACCAGTATTTCCCGCAGCAGGAGTTGCAGAAATTTGTCTAGCGACACCAGTATCTACTATTGGCGCACTTGTCCACAAATCATGATCAACCGAATATTGATACATTGCTGATGAAGCGTTTCCAGCAAGCCATATTTTGTCGGTATCTCCGTATATTGCATAACCCGATGTGTTATCTGGAGTAATATCCCATTTCTTTTCAACATAAAAAGTATCTGATGAGTTTGCAGCAATTCTTCTTCGTTGTCCAATTCCTTGACCAGAAACAATTCTCAACTGATAATTTGCATAGCGGTCGTATGCATAAGTTGCTCCGCTTTGAACCAATGTTTTTGCAGCAGCAGAAGAAGCAGTCACACCGCTAATAAATACTCCACCAGCCTCACCTGTTCTGTCAATTGTAAAATCCGTACCCAAGGAAGCAGCATGATGCATTGGACCGGAAGGAGTTTTTGTGAACCAAGAGTCCAAAAGAATATCATAATATTGAAACGCAGCAAATGGTGTGGCTGCTGCGGCTGTCATCAGCCAAATTCCACCCGTCATTATTTGGTATATTGAACTTGCATCAGGAGTAACTGTCCAAGCCGAATCTACAGTTAATTCACTGGATTCAATTACAAAGTTAGTTTGCGAACCCGCAGTTGTTACTGGTACTGCAAAGGGGGTTACGGCAGAAAAACCAGTATTGTTAAAAGAATCTACTGCTTGATGGTTGGTATCAGAGAATGTCAGAGTGGTTGTATCATTGTAAAGAATTGTTCTTACTTGAGACTGACCAGTACTGAATGTCAAACGACAGTTGTAACCGTCCCATTGATTAACTCTCCATTTTTTGGTAGAGTCACCGATTTGAGTTGCGCTGGCAGTTGTTGCCAAACCATTGTCGTGAATCACTCCATCCGAGCAAGCAGTAATTGTTCTTTCTTGTCCTGCACCAGTACCATAAAGAATTCTAATTTTATTTCCTACACAAACATTCCCCAGTCTACCAAGTCCACCAATTGTTATCGTGGTGGAAGTTGCACTGATTGTATGTCCTCTGCGTCCAGAGAATGCAGCATATTTTCCGGTAACGGCAGTGGCAGGAGCAATATTTGGTGCAGCACATTCTTGCCATGAATCACTATAGGTATCATATCTGAACATTGCCTGACCGACAATGTAGTACATATATCGCGCACTGGCATCAGAGGACAACAAAGTAGCGGTGCTGCTTGTTGCTGTAGGAGCAAAACGCATCCATTCGAATACTGGTTGATCTACTTGTGTTTTTAATAAATTTGTTACTGCCATATATTTCCTTAATTATGTAAATGAAAGTTTAGATCGAATTGCGGATGCATAACAGGCTTGAGCGTCATTGGCTACACGCCATAATTGATGTACTGGACCTTCTGAAACCAATCCTACTGCCTGTGATGTCGATAGAGTATATGGATTTACTGCTGAGTTGTTGAATGTTGTAGCGGTTACAGCATTGTTCACATTGGCTGTGGCGGTAACTGTTCCCGAAACAGGAATAGTTGTATTAAGTTCAGTTGGGTTGGATGAATTGTTTGCACCAATTGCTTCAATCGTAACTCTTTGTCGAAGTTTGCTATCTACAACAGCATTGCTTTCGAGCAATTTATTCATGCGGCGAAGAAGTGTTGCTAGGCTTTCTTCATAACTTTCAACATCAATGTAAATTTGCAATGCATCAGTTGCATTCATGGAGACTGAATTATAATCTAAAGTCAATACATTGTTAGCAAAACTTACTGCACCATTTGTTGAATCAGCAAAATTATAAATTATTGTGTTTGCAGTGGTATTGGTAATAAGAAGAATATTGGCTAATGTAATAGTATATTGAAGACCTGTAAAAGTTACGGTCTTGGCTGCTGGATCAAAGATGTATCCACCTACTATATCTGTTCCGACTAATCTTTTCATTTGTGTTCCTCTCTATTTATAGCACAGTTGCCATCGCAATCACAAAGGCAGCATCTACCCCACCACCGCCACCAGAAGATGCAATTGTGAGTGTATTACCTGCTGGAGTTATAGTAATATTTGTACCGGCTACAAAATTTACAGCACCTGTGAGTCCGTTGAATGAGATTACATAATCTCCAACAGGACCAGTATTACCTTGAGGACCTGTTGCTCCAGTAGCACCAATAGACCCAGTATTACCTTGAGGACCTATTGCTCCAGTAGCACCAATAGACCCAGTATTACCTTGAGACCCAGTATTACCTTGAGGACCTGTTGCTCCAGTAGCACCAATAGACCCAGTAGCACCAATAGACCCAGTAGCACCAATAGACCCAGTATTACCTTGAGGACCTGTTGCTCCAGTAGCACCAATAGACCCAGTAGGACCAATAGACCCAGTAGCACCTTGAGGACCTGTTGCTCCAGTAGCACCAATAGACCCAGTAGCACCCGCAATACCCTGAGAACCAGCACCAAATTCAATCCAAATACGAGAAGCACCATCAGTTATTGCAGTGAATAATTTTCCTGTATTTGTATCAAACCATCTATCACCAGCCGTAGGACCAGCTGCAACGGTAATACCTTCAGTAAAATTAAAATATGTTCCACCACCACCGCCACCACCTCCAGAAGATGCAATAGTAATAGTATTGCCAACTGGAGTTAAAGTAACATTTGACCCAGCAGCAAGACTTACGCCACCAGTTAAACCATTAAGGGTTGTTACAACATCACCACTTACAGTACTGTAAATATCCCAAGCAATACCGTTCCATTGCCATGAACGACCACCAAATACATAAATTTGGTACAGTGCTGGTGATGAAGGAAAATCTATTGCCACGTTCTAATATTTATGTCAGATTTAAACGTCTGTTGATCCAACAAATTCACCATTCGGAATAGACTTTGTAAATTCATATGCAGATTTTACCTCATTCATTCCCGCAACATCAATAATAGCAGGTGCAAACCACACATCAAAATCAAACACATTGATGGTTCTTTCATCAAGAGGAATCTTATTGTCTATTCTTGCTTGTTCAGAAACATATCCATCTAAAATAACTGTACCTGTCTTGGCGGTATGATTCAGATTCAGAGTACGAATCTTCCAATATTGCGAATAGGTTCCTGTTGGATGTTGAATAATTTGTTGTAGTGCCATTATGTTGACTCCAATACTGATACGATGATGTCCAATCCTGCGGTTGTTCCCTGTGTGGCTCTCAGACTGTCTCCCGTTGTGAGAGGAATGGGAGTATCCAATGCCTGATAGGTGGACTGAATGGGAACCGCAGCACCACGAACAATAAAATATCCCGTTGCGCCCTTGAAGAGTTGCACGGACACGGAGTTTGCTACAGTTGTATTGCTGTTGGCAATGTGAATGCCGTTCACGATTGCGGTTCCTGTGATTCCCGCATAGATCGTAGTGGCTGCTGTTGAGCCTGTGATGGATGTGGCGTAATTTGTGTATATGTCTGGCATACGATGTTCCTTCTATGATATTTATGGTGTTGATGCTTGTGTTGGCGGCGTAAAGTTGGCTGTGTATCTGGCAAATCCTTTGGTAATCCGAAGTTCGTCAATATAACCATTGAAACTTCTCGCACCGCCTGGAAAAAATTGATAGCCACCGACTCGTAATGAGGTTCCAGAACGAATGAAATTGGACGATGTTGATGACCCAATTTGTGTGCCGTTGTAAAATAAACGAACTGTGCTTCCTGAACGACAAACAGCAATGTGATGCCAAGTGTTTATTGTGGGAACCTGAGTAGAAGTTACAATAGTATTCCAAGAAGTTGTGCTAGATCCATAAAAATTCAATGTGTTATTGGTTTCGGCAATCAAAGCCCAACCTGTTTGATCTCCACCTACTGCTGAACCAATAAGACCCTGATAGCCCACATTGTTCGCATTAAACCGCCACCAACCCTCAATTGTAAAATCACCAGAATATTCAAAGTTGGTCATTTGAGTATTGATTAGACCAAAATCTCCTGTGCCATCTAGCAGCAAAGACGATCCGCCAAACTTACTTTGTGCGGTGCTGATTTTTGCATTATCTTGAGCAGTTACGGTTACTTGTGATGAACTACTATCGGTAATTGTGGTGCTGTTGTTGGCTCCATCGCAATGAAGCAAAAGAGTAACAAAATTGTAATAATCATCACTTGAGGTAAAGAACATCCCTAAATCTCTCTCCATGTAATGCTTCAGAGCAGGAATGGTTCCTGCCTTTGTACGGCGTTGATCTGTGTTGCCACAGTATCCTGAATTCAAACCAAACTTGCGATTCGGAACAAGCAAGTTCTGCTTTGACCATATGTTGCTCTTTTGTATTCCTGTTTCTTGACGCACACCAACCCATGAAGAACCATCCCATGCCCACACCTTTCCTTCGTAGGTGTATTCTTGGTTTACTGACGGAGATGTTGGAAATTGTATGGGCATGGTGTTTATGCTGTTGGTGCTGAGTTTAGATACGGATGACCCACAGGAAGACTGCCTTGCAGTCCCCATTTCCATGCAAGATAGCCTTCAATGAGTTGTCTGGTCGTGGTGTTTGTAGATTGCACCATTATGACCTCTGCAATTACTATGTTGGATGCTCTATTGACAGTATATTGTCTTGCTAATGAATAACCAACATTGGTGTTGTCTGGTGTTGCAATAGTGTTAGTGGTGCTTTCCAAGGTTCCGTTTCTCCACACACCCCATCCCGTGGTATTGCTTTGAAATGCCATTATGTTACCAACATTATTGGAATATGCAGTTCCGCTACTCAAATCATAATTTGCTAATGCAGCCCCTTGGTAATATGGATAGCAAGCACCAAAATTATTAGTGTTTTTTACATAGTGTAAGGCTCCACGATCTGTTCCTTGTCCTGCTGAAGCCAAAACGCCTATTGATGGTTTATAGGCATCACCAACACTTCCTGCTCCACTTCTTGACCATACCCAATACACTCCGTGTGTTTGATTTTGCATTGCTGTGGTGGAAATATCCATAGCATCGTTGGAACCATCAAACAAAACTCCAGGCAATGAACCAGGAAAGGCGGTTGCAGAGTATGCTGGTTGATTTGCTGATGTTGCTTGCACAGCATTTACTCCACCACCTTTTCTATCAGCCCATGTGGAAACACCTGTAGAAATTGTGAGGGTTGAAGATTGTGCAGCATCCAACCAAAATACTGTTGAGATTTGTTGGGGAGTCCAAAGCGTGCTAAACAACCCCAAATCCCTCTCCATGTAATGCTTCATAGCAGGAATTGTTCCTGCTGTGGTACGGCGTTGGTCTGTGTTGCCGCAGTATCCTGAATTGAGTCTCCATCGCCTCATAACATGAACCATCCTCTCTTGAAGTCCGTGATGTATTGAACTGCTCCTGTCATACCGTTGACTGAGATTACATAGTCTCCAACAGGACCAGTCGCACCTTGAGGACCAGTAGCACCTGTTACACCCTGAGGACCAGTTGCACCCGTGTTGCCTTGCGGTCCTGTTGAACCAGTTGCACCCGTGTTGCCTTGCGGTCCTGTTGAACCAGTATCACCTGTGTTGCCTTGCGATCCTGTTGCACCTTGAGGACCAGTTGCACCTTGAGAACCCGTTGCACCAGTAGCACCTGTTGCACCTTGAGAACCCGTTGCACCTTGCGATCCTGTTGCACCTTGAGGACCAGTTGCACCTTGAGAACCCGTTGCACCAGTAGCACCTGTTGCACCTTGAGGACCAGTTGCACCTTGAGAACCCGTTGCACCAGTAGCACCTGTTGCACCTTGAGGACCAGTTGCACCTTGAGAACCCGTTGCACCAGTAGCACCTGTTGCACCTTGCGATCCTGTTGCACCTTGAGGACCAGTTGCTCCTGTGTTACCTTGAGGACCAGTTGCTCCATTTGCATCACCAATCCCTGCCGCACCAGTTGCTCCTTGAGGACCAAATGGTTCAACCCAATAGGAAGATGTTCCGTCTGTAATATAAACAAATATATTTCCGCTTGTGGTGTTGAACCACATATCACCGTATGTGGCTCCTGCTGGTGCTGTGGTTGATGAGGTGAAACTTATTGCACCTGAGATACCTTGAGGACCTGTTGGACCAGTAGCACCAGTGTTACCATTTATACCAATTGTTCCATTGGTACCAGTATTACCTTGAGGACCAGTAGCACCAGTATTACCTTGAGGACCGGTAGCACCCGTGTTACCAGTTGCACCAGTATTACCTTGAATACCTTGAGGACCAGTACCACCAGTATTACCTTGAGGACCGGTAGCTCCGGTAGCTCCGATAGTGGCGGTAGTCGTGTTATAAACATTCCAAGCACTACCATTCCATTTCCATGAAAAAACACCAGAAGTGTATATTTCATTCAGTGCTGGTGATGTAGGGAAATCTAGTGCCATGTGTTAATACTTAGATGATTTCATACCATGAAAAATCTGAGAAAACGTTGGAATTGGCATTAATGGGAATAAAAACTAGACAGATAATATCACTGACTCCTGCTTGAGTTCTACCTAATTGAAAATTAAAACTATTTACCTCACCAATAGTAAATGCTCCATCACTGGTAATGTACCCACCAACAATATCAGTTCCACCAGTAACTCCTGTAGCAGTAATATTATAATCAACATTTCCACTATAATGTGTTGTCCAAGTATTTCCTGTTAATGTAGGATTTAGTAGAATTCTATATTGCACCGTGTTTGGTTTATTTGATCCAGTTTGTTCTAATGCTGTAGAAACATTTGATGGAATAATAATAGAATCGAGTCTACTAGAATTAAGTCTCAAAGCAATTAATGGATACAATACTCCTGGAGTAGGCAATGTATGTGCTAAATACCCACTATGAGTTACGTTATGCCTTCTGCTAAAACCTTCATATCCACCATCTGAAATAACAGAAGAACAAATTTGTTTTACTTGACTGCTTCCTGTTTGACCTGTTAAATTCTCAAGTTCATAACGAATTGGAAGACATGCTGTGGTCATATAAGTCGTTGTGTTTATATTATCATTATGGAATGTGTGTGCTATTACAGGTTTACCATCAACAAAGAAACCTGTACGAACATCACCTACACCAAGCCATTCAAAATCCATCCATAAAATATTTGCTTTTGAAACATCTAAGTTACGTCCAGAAGCACCAGTTCCATTAAACTTATCTCCGTTCCAGTCTGCTTGATTTACTGTAGTTGTGGTATTTAATGATGCTGATGACATTACGATACTTAATGTCAGACCACTTTGTTGAAGATATACACCATTATATGGAACACCAGAAGTTGCACCACCAGTAAGCCCGAAGTATCCAATTCTTTGTCTTAGTCCTTCTTTTGGTTGATTAAATGCAAATGTGTTTAGAACCAAAAGAGATTTACCAGGCTGGTATGGAAATACTCTTTTAGTCTCTCTTGAAAATTTTGAACCCAATGTAGTTCCAACAATTAAGTTTAGTGCGCTTTCAGTAATTGCATAAGAATATGTACCACCTGTGACACCAAAGGAATCCCATTTGTCATTGGGTTGATATCTATTTTGACTGTCAAAGATTGTGAATGGGTTAGCAACTTTAAGACGATTAAATGCATCCACTGCATCTGCTTTGAACCCAACAGTATCATTAAATAAGTAACTCATATTATTCTCCATCCGTTTCTATAAAGAAAATGCAGTGCTGCATTGTCTAAATTAATTATTGCTGAACTTTGATTATCTATCTTGTGTGCAGATGTTGCACCAACTATTGTAATCTGACGTGTAACTCCATTACCCGCATTACCAGATTCATCTTTAACAACAATTTCTCTTCCAGTTTCTGGAGCAACTGGAAGTGTTACTGTAACTGGTCCTGCATAACTAACACCAATATAATAATCAACCACAGATGCTGTATAAGTTGCTCCCGTGACACCAACTGTTCCTAAAATTGAAACTGGAGTAGAATTGCTGCTTGTATTAGTTGGCTGAACCCACTGTGGACTATTGCCATCATTAACATACACATATTCAATACCAGTATCGGAAGACATCCACCGATCACCCTGAGTGAATCCGGCTGCTGCAGTTACACCATATGTAAAAGTATTTGGTGCAGTCTCTTGTAATGTACCATTTTTAAATTCAATATATGCTGGTAAACTACTTACTCCAGTTAATTTTAAAATTGAAGGTACTTCTAAAGTTGTATTATTAACATCAAATTTTAAATACTGATTTGCTGCCAAATCATTAACATCATCATTAGCAAATTGAATTGCACCTGGAACTGCTTTTAATGAAAGCAGATTAGTAATTGTAACGCTACCAGTGCCACCGGGAGGACTTAAAGTAATTCCTGCACCAGCAATCAATTGGTTTACATCTCCACCACCACCACCACCAGAAATATTTACTTCTACACCCTTACCACGTTGTATAACGGTAACACCACTACCAGTAAAATTAATATCATTAACTGATTTTAAAACTCTGGATCCTAAGAATAGAATACCCAAACCACCCCCACCAGGTGTAGCAGTTTTTGCAAAACTATCAATGGCTTTTTGTATATCTTGATTTTTAAATTGATCAAGTAAAGAAGTCAACTTTTGAGCATCAAAAGAAATTTTTCCTTCTTTTAATATAACAGGATATTCAGCTGTTATAACAGGGGATACTCCTATATCTCCTTTATCTCCTTTGTCACCCTTCTCGCCTTTTTGACCAACGGCACCGGCGACTCCTGAGATTCCTTGATTTCCATTTTGGCCTCGATCTCCCTTTTCGCCTTTCTCTCCGCGATCTCCTTTTTCGCCCATCGGACCTTGAGGTCCAATCGCGCCCTGGATTCCATCTTTGCCATTCTGTCCATTCGATCCTGGTTTACCTTGGATACCTTGAGGACCAACCAGTCCTTGAGGTCCAACATCACCTTGAGGACCGATACTACCATCTTGTCCATGTGGACCTTGTATTCCTTGAACACCTTGTATACCAGGTGGACCAATTTCACCAACGGGTCCAATTTCTCCTTGATCGCCTTTGTTTCCTTGGTCACCTTTATCTCCTTTTTCTCCGGTGTCTCCCTTTTCACCACGAGCACCAATAATACCCGTTGGACCCATTTCACCTTGTGATCCAATTTGAGGAATAGTTTCTCGTAGAATAGTTTTTTCAACAAGACGAACAACAGGTTTTTCAATAATTTTGACTGGAGTAATTTTGTGTTCTACAAGTGGTTCTACTTTTTCAAACAAATATTTGATTTGTGTAGAATTTCCAATAAACTTAATAACTTTATTATTATTTTTTTCAATAAAGTAACGTTCTGTGACTCCACCACCAACATAGATATTTTCATCTGCTGTAATAGCAGAAATTTCTTTAATAAGAACATTTTGGTGTAGTGAACCAATTGGTCTCTTGAGTTTGTAAATTTCACCTTCCATATTTTCAAACAACATAATTGCTTGAAACAATTCTTTAATTCTGTTTGCATTACCTTCAAGTAAATAATTCTCTCCATATTCATCACGAATATAAAGTTTTGTAATACCTGAACCAACTTTGATTATCTTTGCGTTTGAATTACTCTCGGTAATATAATAAGTAGCACCCATCAAAAGTAATGGGTGATCTTTTATTAACTTAAGAGATTTAGATATATCATACATGGTATTAAAAGAACTAGCCATACATAAATGTATGGCTTAGTATAATATTTAGATTGTACTAGATACTATTTTTTAACTCTCTTTTTCTTGAATTTATGTTCTTGTCCATATACTTTTGTTGGAGGTGACATACTTACAGTTGGTTTTGTCAAACTCAATGTTGTAGATGGAATAACTTTAGTATCTACTTTAGCTTGCGCTTCAAGTTTTACTTTATTTTGTTCAGCAATGTGTGCCTGAATCTCTATAACTTTATTGTAATAGGCTTGCCGATTCTTTTGAATTCTTTCAATTTGATCCGGTGGAATCAGACTTTCGTTTAACAGTCTATCTGCAGCCTGTAATCCTAAATGAAATTTACCTACACTGTGTGCAGTAGAAGTAATTTCATCTAAAATTCCCCATACATATGGATCAGCATCTACAAACAAAATATCATTTTCTGGTTTTGGTATTGACAACGCTTGAACAGCAGCCATAAATGCTGGGGCTGGTCTTCCGTGTTTTCGATAGACACAAGATAGATGATAAAGAGGTTCTGCTCTTGATGGTCTAATTTCCCATGACTTCAGAAAAGCATCTGCAACTTCTTCAACAGGTTTACCTTGCAGTTCTCTGCAAAAGGCTACACGAAGTTGAGAAAAGAAAACTTCTTCATTCCATCCACCCATGTCAACACGCTTCTGGTAAGCTTGTTCAGCCAAATCAAACTTTTGGCAATCAAATGCTGATTGTGCTAGATAGAATTGTTTACGTAAAGATGTTGGATCTTTAAGTAACGCTGCTTCTAATAGAAGATAATCTTTCCAATATTTTTCTTGTTGAGTTGCACAAGAAATTGTACGATATCCTGCTGTGCGAACTTGGAATGCATATTCACCATTTAAGTGATGTACATTCATTGGAAGTTCAGCAATTGGGTATTCGTGAATTGGTTCTTCGTATTTCCAGTGCTTATTATTAAGATTAAAAATTTGAACACGCTTCCACTGAAAATTACCTCTCATGATATTGACGGAATAACCATCAATTGTATCATCGAAGTTTGTAGGCATATTACCTTCAATATAATCATCAGCATCAATCATCAAGACCCACTTCGTCTTTCCACGGCATTGGTCAAATGCTTTTGTTCTATTAAATCCGAAATCAACCCATTCGTGATCATGGATTTCGCCGGGAATATTGACTGAATCAAAATACTCTTTAATAATAGTCTTGGTCTCATCAGTTGATCCAGTATCACAGATTACATAATAATCAATATACTTTGCAACTGACTCCAAACATTCTTTAATAATATGCGATTCGTTTTTTACGATCATACACAGTGTAATTTTATGCATTGTTCACTCCGAGAAAAATTTCCTAAGGGTTCCTGTATTAAATTTTGGGATAAGATCCCATGTATCTCTTTCACTATACTGAAGAATTTTCAGTCCATTAATTGGCATGATATTTTCCATCAAACTCTCATCAAGAACTTCAATCAGATCCCATTCTTCTAATAAATTAATAATCGCGTTACGACGAGAGATATCTTCTTCTGATACTTCTGATTTTAAATTATCTAATTTAAATAATTCTTTAAAATGAGCAATTATGTAATTATTATTTTTATGAAGAATGTGACATGACTGATAAAGAACTTTTTTATTTTTGGGACTAACCCCAATACGCTCAAGGGTTTCTTTGATTACCAAATAATTATCTGGTTTTAAAAGTTTGACAGGGACACCCACCCCTTTAAATATATCATTATTAATCGACATAATAACTCCTCAGTAACAGAGTTATTTATGTCCGCCAGTATATTGGGATTGCAGAATTTCAGCTAATTGATCTTCATTGATCAAATCTGCTATTTCTAATGCTTTCTTTTCCGATATATGATAGGCTTGTTTTAATAACTCAATCTTAGAATCCTCTATCTTTTTAGTCCAAGGGGCAAACCGCTTCTTTGCTCTTATAGAATGCAGCAGATAGTCATATTGCATTTTTTTGTCAATATGTGGTACCTGATTGATCTGATTTACAGTAAACAATGTATCAGGAAAATATGATAAGCATTTATTTACAATAAACGGAAGATATAGTTTTTCTGACTTAACGTCTGCATCTAATAGGTTTTCTTTAGATGAATTGATACTATTCAGAAAGTCTTTTAATTGCATTATTCAAACTCACATTCCATCATTAACTGACAAATCATTGCCATGTTATTGATTTCTTGATCAGCCACAAATGCAGATTTGTATTGATAATCTGATATAATCAGAATCATTGATGGGATAGAAGGCTTTTTGAGACAGGTATATAGGATATCATATATCTTTCTATAAAAATCTGGAGAGCCTGTTTCTGAACTTGTTGCAACCCACTTACGGCAAGAACCAAAGTCTTTCTTTTTCATGAAAGAAATCAATTCTTTGATATTACTGTCTTCTGCGTCAGTCAGAATACCAATGTCAATCTCACCATGTGCCGAATATCTTTGCATCTCATTGATAACCCTTCTAAAATCGGGAAAATGTTTGACAATGAGACTCGCCAAAACTTCTGGCTCACCTTTGATCTTTTCAGACTTTAGGATCTGCTGACATCTACCAAGCATCTTTAATGCAATAACAGATCGATCATTTGGTGGGAATACAAAATCAATAACAGTACACCGACTGTGAATTGGATCAATAATTCGACTTTTGTAATTGCAGGTCAGAATGAAATTACAATTTACTGCAAACTCTTCCATTGCACCACGTAATGCTGGCTGCATGGATTGTGGATTTGCATAGTCGAACTCATCAAGAATAATAACCTTTTTGTTACCATTCAATGCTTTGGTTGATGCATAAGAACGAATTGTGGTTCTTAATGTATCAATACCATTCTGCTCAGAGCAGTTGATTATAATATAGTCAATATCCAATTCATTGCATAGAGCCCGTGCTACTGTGGTTTTTCCTGTACCGGGTTTACCACATAGCATCAAATTGGGCATCTTCTTGTTTTTTACAATTCCTTCAAAAGTGCTTTTGAGGCTCTGAGGAAGAATACAATCACTTATTGATTTTGGGCGATACTTTTCGACCCAAATCAAATCCGAAATATCGGAAACATTAGTCACAGTTACCTCAGTTCTTTTCGACGGCGATGTAATAATTCAGACTCATAGTATCATGTGCAAATCGACTTACAACAGTATCAGTGAGAGATACAGTGTAGTCACCCTGTAGCAACTTCAGATTTGACATGTCAAGAGTATAAGCAAAATCACCATCAGTCTTACCAACATTAACTGTATATGAGTTGGAACTCGGGTCATTCTTCTTGGAGACAGTGAGAGAAACAATACCGTCTTCTCCACGCATCTCAAGATCACTAACCTGTAGCACTGCGGATGCCTTGCTAAGTTCACCAAAGGTAGCCTGTGTGAGTGGGAACTCATACAATACTGCAGGCATAGTCAAGTTCTTTGTAGGTACAGTCAACAGGGCAGGAGCAGAATAGAAATACTTTACTGCAGAGTTGTTTGACTGAACTGTCACACAGTTATCATCAAATTCAAACTCTGGATCTTGGAACAAACTAACAACTCCAAGGAATTGACCGAGATCCCAGATAGCAACCTCAACTGGAAAGTCTTCTTCCACTTGGGCTTCGACAAACAAAGTCTTACTTGGTGAAACAGTCTTGATTACGTTACCCGGCTTAATCAATAAGTTGGAATTAATTCCGGCAAGATTTTTTAGAATACTGAGTGTGGTACGCGAGAGTTTTAATTTAGTTTTCGTCATTATGATTAGGCTTATTATACACTGGATCAACACCAACAATCAAGTCATTTATTATATTTTTTACTTGATACCGATTATTACGACGTTCACGCTGATTGCGCTTCTTTCCGTTTTGTGACTTGAACATCTTCTGATTCGGACGGTTATTAAATTTTTCAAAATTTTCTGGGTTCATGACTGTTACGTTGTTTTTATTCTAGAGAAATTATTTTTCTTCTCTATCTGTATTCCTTGATCAAATTTGTCAATGAGTTGATCACTCTTATGGGAGATGATAAAAACTGAACATTTGTTTTTCATTTTAGTCAGTATCTTTAAGAAGTTTTCAGTTCCTGTTGCATCTAATGATGAATCAAGTATTTCATCAAATATCAATAGGTTGCAGTTTAAACTATTTTTCATCTTTGCTATCTCTCGCCATGTCATTAAAATCGCTAAATCAATTCTTTGCTTCTCTCCTTCTGAGAAGGACAGATAGGAAAACTCATCTCTATATCTTGATTTGATTGTTTCTTTGAATTCTTGGTTCAAATTAAAATCAACATATAGATTCAGTTTCTCTAGATATTTATTAACAAAATTATTGATGACCGGAACATAGTGTCTAATGATCTTACTTTTTAAGCCGCCATCACGCAGAAGATCATACACAACATCATAATGAATCTGCTCTTTGATTGCTGTTTGGTAAATTTTCGTTTGACTCTTAATCTCTTGCTCGGTAGTTTTGATTGTATCATAAATTTCGTTGTTGTCCAGATGCTTCGTTTCGAGATCAGCATTTTCTTCTGTCAATTCTTCAATACGATTCTGAAGAATTTGCTTTTCCCTAGTAGCCATGGTCTGGTCCAATACCGCCTTCTTCAACACTGTCTGTAATTCCTCTTTTGTTTCCTCCAATTCGGTAAGTTCTTTGAGTTTTACAGAAACCTCTTCCAGTGCCGTTTTATACTCGTCTCGTCTACTATACTTAGAGCTCAAAATTTCACATTTAACTGCTTCGGTCAATTCTTGACCACAGCAACTACATGATTGTTGTGATTCTGTTGTTAATATTTCTGCACATAACGTATCATATTGTACAGACAATTTACTTTCTACAGAAACAAAATTCTTAAATTTAAAGATTTTTTTGTCTAATTCCGCGCTTTTAGTCTTTAATTCGGTTAAAGTCTTAGTTGCAACATTATAATCAGATACAAAGGTAGTCTCCTTTGCTCGTAGTTCTGCAATCTTATTATTATTGCGATCTATCAAATCATCATAATTTTGTTTAACTTGCTTTTGAATCTCTTTTTGGGACTTTAATTTTTCATTTGTGATAGTCATCAAACTTTGAGTAGTTTGAATGTGTCCTTTAAGATCTGAGAGTTTGCCCTTCACCACCGTTGCCATTTCAGCAAGGATATCGAGGTCCAGGAGCCCTTCTATGATCTTTCTGCGCTCTGCGGGGGTTAATTGCATGAAGGGCGTAAAAGAGCTTTTCCCCAGAATAACTACCTGCTTAAAGGCAGCATAACCAAAGCTTAAAATATTCTCTTCCAACATATCCTGATAATCTTTAGATTTGGCATTTTGATCTAACAAAATGTCATCCTTATAGATTTCAAAGATTTTGGGGGCTAATCCCCTTCTTACCATATACTTGGTCTTACCCTTGAAAAATTCAATCTCAACAACACAATTTTTACTATTAATGCTATTGATGAGTTGAGGAATATTTACAGGACGAAATGGCTTACCAAATAATGCAAAGGTTATCGAATCTAAAAATGCAAATGACTTACCGTGTCCATTAGTACCTGTTACAAGAGTTAACTTGTAGTTATCCAACTCAATCTCAGAAAATGAGTTACCAAATGAACCAAAGTTTTTAATACGTATTTTTTTGAATTCAATCATCTATGTCACCTACGAGTGCAGTTTGATATGTTGTAGTGATAATATCGTGTAAGAAGTTTTTGTCAAGTTTCTCTTCTATGTTGTTAATCTCTTCATACAACAACTGTAGAGTATCTTTTTCTATATCAATATCAAGAGCTTCTGTTGTTTGTGGAACTTCTTCTGATATAGATAAGTCAGCAACTCCGGCTTCATAAAATTTATCTATAAACTTTTCAAAGGGAAGTGGTTTAGTCTTCTTCTTTACAAAAATTTTAACATATGAATCTTTGTATGTTTCATAGTCTAATTTTAATTTTTCATCTTCGTTATAGTCTATGGTATAAAAAAGTTTCATTGGGTTCTCAATGAACTCAAGTTCTCTGGTTGCAAAATCAAATACATGAAATCCTTTTTTCTCCCATACATCTGAGAAAGCCATTTGATATTGTGTACCAAGATAATGAATATTATCTCTACGAGAAGATACATGGTAATGTCCGGTTAGTACATACTCGTATCTACTAAAGTATGTGGGATCGTAACCAGCATCAATAAAGACACCACGAATACTTTGAAAGCCAGCTAACTCAAGGTGACCCAATAAGATCGTTGAATTGCTTTCTTTGATGAAAGTACCTGATCGATCTTCATTCTCAGAATTGATCCACGGAAGCAATGCCACTGAATATTCTTTGTTTGGACCAAACTGTAAGTCTGTTGGTTCTGAGTATACAGTCCAATTTTTATACTTGGACAGCATTTCAGTTAATGAATTTAATGAATTATTATTTCTGAAAAAGGTATCATGATTCCCACAGATAATGTGGTTCTCTGTACCCAACTTTTCAAAGACATCAAATACTCTTTCTCGAACTTGGTTCAGAGTTCTAAAATTAATATACTTTCGGCGATCAAACAGATCACCCAAATGAAAGACATATTGAATTTTGTGTTCTTCGATATAAGGAAACAGTTGTTCCTCAAAGAATCGAATAAAGTATTCGTTTACAACAGTGGAATCACCTTTGAATCCAAAGTGACTATCATTCAAGATAATCGCTTTACACATTCAAGGAACCTCCATCTTGGGTCTTCTTCTTTCGACCTTTTCTTTTACCTTCAAGCAGTTTATCCATTTTTTCTACTTCTGGTTCGCCAATACCAAATGCATCCTTAAACCCATTTTCGACTCCAGAAAAGGTTTCATTAAACCATCTATGAAACTCTGGGTTGTTTTGGTTTTGGGCAACTTTAAATTGAATATACTTTTCTTTTTTCTCTTTGTTGATTATACGAACAAATGAGAACCAGCATATCTGGGTTAAATATCCGAATGGAGATTTAGAGATATCTGGATCAAAATTATCAATATAGGTAACACAGTTTAAAACTGCATCCGATACCATTTCTTCCCGGTAGGTATAATTGGCAAAGTTGGGTCGGAAAGATAATCGGTTTGCAATTTTTAAAATTGCATCACCAACATAATCAGGTAACTTTGGTTTCTTTTTACCAGAGTTTTCTGCATCATTCTTCTTTTTTTTATATTCAACTAACTCTTGATACAAGACGGAGTTATCAACATAATCTCCATCTTTGCTTTTTGGTTTCTTTGGTTTTTTTATTTTGTCCTTTGCCATTAGTCAATTATACCATAAATGATTTAATTGTCAAGTAATATTATATTCTACCTGTAAATCTTTGATACTTATCATCTTAATTCCACGTAAAAGAAGATCTGTATTATTTTTCTTAATTTCTTCAGCAAAATTCCAAGCCATAATTACAATTATATCGGGTGGATTTGATGATAATTTTTCTTTAGAACAAATTGGTATTCTTACTCCCGGAAGAAGTTTACCATGTTTAAAATTATTATCTTCAATAATATAATCAATATAATTATTATCAATTTGATAATAGTTTAAAGATGTTGTAGCCTTTGCAGGAGAGGCATATCCAACAATTTTTAATCCAATATTTTTAAATTTATCAAAGTTGGTTTTAACATTTGTTTTTACTTGTTGTATTTTATTTGCAAAGTTTTTATAAACTTCAAAGTCAGTTAACCCAAATTCTTTTTCTTTTTGCAAAAAAGAAAATACGTTAGGACTAACTTCTTTATTTTTATTTTTTACATAAACTCTAATAGATCCACCATGAGTATCAATATGTTCAACATCAACAACTGAATATCCTAAGTTTGTAAAAAAATTAACAATCGATGTGACACTCCAATAACTTACATGTTCATGATAAATATTGTCGAATGTAAGATCATTTATAGTATCATACAAATACTGTGCTTCTATTATAAAACAACCATCTTCTTTTAAAAGTTTAAATACACTATTTGTTATTTGTTTAATATCGGCTGAGTGAGCAAAAACATTAGATGCTGTGATTAAATCAATTTTACCATATTTGTTTAAAACATCATCTACTATGGTTTCATCAAAATAACCATGAATAGTTTCAATACCTTTTTCTCTTGTGAGTTTTACAATATTTGTTGCTGGATCTACTCCAATAACATTTATATTTAAATCTTTTAAAGGCATCAGTGCAATACCATCATTACAACCTATATCCAATACATATGAATTAGTTGTCAAATTAAATCTTTTGACATATGATTCTGCTGCTTTTTCAAAATGATTTCTAAAACTTTTTGTTGTTGAAGACGTATAAAGATACGTATCAAATAATTTTTCTGGTGGCACTACACAGGAAAGTTGGCAATAATGACATTCCGGACAGTACAACATCTCCAAGGGAAATAATTCGTCTTGTTGCAATTCATCATTTAACAAATTATTTGCAAGAGGAGACATCCCAAGAGATATTACGGATTTTAAATTTTTATTTTCACAGCAACGGCAACTATTTACTAACATATTCAATCTCTACTTTCTCTTTTTATGTTTACAAGAATATTGTCATAATTATTAATAATATCATCATATATTGACTGTATAGTTCCTTCAAATTTAAAATTATAATCTTGTTCAAATAGTTTATTAGAACAGTTAAAACTATAATTTGTATGGAATAAATTATTTACTTCTAATTCACATCCAGTTATTTTTTGAATAGAGTTTCCCAAATCTAATATTTTTCCATTTACTGAAGTCCAATTATATACTTTATTTTTTGGATCTCCACCATCTATAAGATAAACCATAGCTCGACATAGATCTTTTATTTCTAATATGGATCGCATCATATTTGGATTTGATACAGATATTTTATTATTTTTAAATGCATTGATAGAAAGTGAATTTAATAAATTTTCATTTCTTATATTTTTAGAAAATCCACCTACAGAACCAAATCTTAATCCAACTATTTTTTTATTTGGATACAGATTAGTTATTTGTTCATTACAAATTTTAGTATAATCATAAAAATTTATGGCATCTGTTATAGGATATGATTCATCAACCAAATTATCATTACTCCCATAAACGGCTGCACTGCTACTATAGATAAGAATTTGAGAATCATTCAATTTTTCTATAAGTCTAATATATTTTGAAACATTATTTTCAAAACATGGACCTAAAGTTTTACACATAGCAATTATAGAATGTCCAGCCAAAAGAATTATATGTGAAAACTGTTGTAGATATTCTTTAGTCAAAGAATCATAATCAGTTACAATTGTCTCTTTATATATTTGTTTATACCAACAAATATCAATATTTGTAATATCATAATTTAAAGATAATAGATGATCATATAATCTAGAACCAATGTACCCGTTTCCACCCAATAATAATATTTTTTTATTCATATACAACTCTTATAAAATAAACAATAATCTGTACAAACTCCACAACCAATGAATGTATTATTATTTATATACCTTTTATCTGGGAAAACGGATATTCCGTGTTTATTATAATGTCCCGGATAACACCAAGGAATACCTTTACTGGTAATAGTATATTTGTCACTTTCATGCCAAAAATAATGTAGACCGTCATCTTGCATTTTTTCCATAGCTTCAACATTTTTAGCATGACACCATGCTGGAATTGATACTAAAAAGTTTTTATTTGTTATGTATTCTGGCTTATCATGTCCCAAGTAATATTGACCATCTACAACCCACACATCTAATTCAACATCAAATCCTTTGTGAACTGCTTGCAACAAATACTCTGGATTATTTTCTAAATCTTTTTGAGGTCCATTTATATTTCCTCTATGTGCAATTATTTTTATCATACTATTATCTATTTTGGATATATGCATTTAAATCGTCTGGAGTACCAATTCCATACATCTCATGCACAAAAAAAGGTATTAGAGATTTTTTATTTTCAATAAATTCATTATATACAGGAGCAATATAAAATTCATTATTGACCCTAATATTTTTCTTTATCATAGATTCCGCACACTTAACAAAGTCTTTTCCATATCTATACCAATATATTCCACAGGTTGCAATATTAGAAATTGGATTTTTTTCTGCAACTTCTGTTACGAATCCATTTTTATTTGTTTTTACAAATGACCATTTTGGATGCAGAGCATTAAATGTAAAAACAATACCGTCTACATTAGTCAAAGTTTTGATAGATACAAAATTGTCTTTGCTATATTCTATAATCTGATCAGAATTAGCTATTAATAAATCTTCATCATTGTTTATGAATTCTTTGGCTAAAAGAGCTGTGCACGCAGCCCCTTCTGTCAAACTGTCTACTTCAACTATTTTATATCTTCCACTTGTTATTTTATTTAAAGTTTCCTTTAAACCAGAATATTTTACAATGTGTTCTTTTCTTACTAAGAAAATATATTCTGCATCAAAATTTAAATTTTCAACTACTTGCTGTATCATTGGTTTACCCAATACATCAATCAATGGTTTCGGGAATGTATACCCCTCTGATGCAAATCGGCTACCTTCTCCAGCCATTGGAATTAATATTTTCATATAATTGTTTCCATAAAATTAATATAATTTTGTTTTGTTACTTCTGTCGAATTATAAACTACCCACAGATATTTAACTTTACTTTTGGTAGCGGCTTCTATTCCTTTTGGTGAATCTTCTACACAAAGAGATGCATTTGGATTACTATTAAGTTTTTGTATAGCATAATCATAACAAACTGGATGAGGTTTATTTGGATACACGTCTTCATTTGTAACCAATAAATCTATATAATCCAATTGCCCAGTTTTAGATAACATTAATTTAGCAGTTTCTCTAATAGAATTTGTTACACAACCAATTTTTATATTTAAATTTTTTAAATATTCATATAATTCTATTTTTTCTGACATAATTTTTGAATTACAATTTATAATGTCTAAAGTATGTTTTTGTTTTAAATTATTTATTTCAATAATTTTTTGCCCTTTAATCCCAAGCATGTGTAATTTTACTTTTGTTGGCAGTCCATTATATATGTCGGTATGATCTTTTTTAGATATGGGGTCATATCCCGATTCAATCAAAGCCACATTTAAAGCTTCATAATGCCAATCACAAGCATCTACTAAAACACCATCCAAATCAAATAATATTGCTTCAATTTTTTTCATTATTAGTGAGGAAGATAATAATAATTGTTATTATGTCCCAATTGATCTACTTCATCAAGTATTTTAATGTTATCGTAACTAATCTTTTTTGATAACTGATGTAATGTACCATGCATTCCATTTCTTTCTCCACTGTGATATAACTCTCCTATTGAGTTTGCAAAATCCAATAGATATTTTTTAGGAAATGCATAAAAATTATCACAAGTATAGTTTAAATGATTCAAATCTTTTTCTTTAAATAAAATATTCATTTTATTAAAGTCATATAATAATTTTGACATATCTTGTGAAAATAAAATATCAAATCTTGTACTAATAATAAAATCCAAATCTTCATCAACTAATTGATTTAAAGATTCTGCATATGTTTGTTGCATAAAAGAATTACCAAAATCTTTTGTGGAGCATTTGGTTGGATTGTACATTTCTATTAATTGATTCAGATATTCGTGGGGGTATGTTGTCAAGTAAATAGAAACATCATGATCTTTTTTAAATGGTTCAATTAAATTTTGATTGACATTTGGTGGACAACAATCAAATTTTCTTACTCTTCCAATTCTTCCAACTCTATCTCTAGAATTTGCTTTTTCTCCATCTAAATGGGAAATTCCAACTATAGATATTCCAATTTTCATATTTTTATCATTTCTGAGTGAATGTAGACATCATCTTGTTGATTTAAATTCATCTGAAAAATATTGTAATTCTTGATTAATCATAATTTTTATTTTTAAAGATTAATCCTTTATCCACATAGTGGCTTTTATATCCAGGACTATATAATTTCCAATCACTCTCAGCAATTTTTCTAGTTTCTTCTGTCATCTTTTCATCATAAATTAAACCATGTTTTTCTAATTTTTTTATCCAATATGATGCTGGTTGACAATTTACATGATGCCAACCACCTTGTCCGGGAGTTGCATGCGTAATCATAACAATTTTTGCTTGTGCAAAGTTTTTTATAAAATTTTCAGAATATTTTTCTTCTACGTGTTCAACGAATTCACACGACCAACATAAATCATATGTTCCAACAAGATTGCTTTCGCCATGTGAATAGTCATGATAAAGTATATAATCTTTCATTTTACTATTCTCTATACAAAAAGGATGCCCTTCAATCGCTTGAACCTTACATCCATTATCATGAAAAAACTTTGTTGATATTCCCATACCACATCCAATATCTAAAAGACTTTTTATGTTATATGTGTCTATCATATATTTCCATAAAATTGGATGATATGTAGCTACATCTCCCGTAGTGTCTTCTTTAGAAAATCCACCTAAATGTTCTGTATTTATTATCATAATCCTAAAACTTTCTTTACGTTATTGTTATTGTGTTCATGCCATAGACCAAAAGTATCTATTTGTCTTTCTCTGTGGCCATGTCGTTCAAATGTTTTTATATTTGTATAAGTCTCATTTATCCTATCGGTAAGATAGTGTTCATGCGGATAGTTGCGATCATTTGTTTCACTGTAATACGCTTTCCATCCTCTGAATAAGTTAACGGTTGGTTTTAAAACAAAAAAATCACCTGTATAACACATTCTTCCAATATGATCTATAGGTGAAACCATGGCATCAAATTCTGATTGAAATGCTTTAATAAGATGTTCATCTGTTGTTATATAGCAATCTGGCTGACAGAAAATTACATAATCATATTCTCTCCACATTTCGAATGTGTCTGATTCTGCTTCTACCTGACCAAAAGAATATCCTGCATTTTTGGTTGTTACTGCTATATTGGTTTTTGCTTCAAATTTACACCGTTCTTCTAAATCTTTTACAGAAAAGGATTTATTATTACAAGAAACATAAACATCACAATGTGTTTTTAAAAAATTACTTTTGTTAAAAAACATTGATGAATAATAAATTTCTTCTAACTGTCTATATAAGTGATAAAAAAGTAATAATTTCATAATTTATTTTATAAGTTTGGCAGTAAATAAAATACAACTGTCAACATCATTTCTTAAAGTATTTTTAAAAATATATTCATTCATCTGCAATCCGTTTTTTTTAAATTTTTCAATCCAACCATTTAAAGGTAATAACGATACATGGTTACCAGATGAACATCGTGTTGTTGCTATACTTCCGCAAAACAAACCGTTATCATCTAGGTGATTTTTAATATTAGTAAAAAATGTATCTAATCTTTCTCCGGGAATGTGTTCTATTACTTCCCATGATTGAATATAATCAAATTTTATTGTATTATCATTTAACTGAATTGAATATGGTCGAGATGCATCACATAAAAATAAAACATTATCTTTAAATGCAATCCAATTATCTTTACCTTTACCATTTAAGGTATTGCTACTGCCTTCAAGACCAACTGCAATATCACCTATATTATGATGATCTACCATAAGTTGCCCTCCAGCACACCCAATATCTAATAGTTTTAATTGTTTGTTATCAAAGTAATTTTTAATTTCAACTATGTATTCATAATTAGTGTTACTATCTTGAACACATCCGTAGGGATTAATGTGATCTAAACTATCAATAGCTATTGGGTAATCTGTATTAAGTGTAATCATTTTATACCTTTTTGTATTTTTTAATATATTCTTGATTGCTATAGTATGCAATCAAATCTTCTTTATTAAAATTCATCAACATTTTATGCAAATCGTATATTTCATTTCTATTTATTGGTGCGGATAGTGTTGATGGTGGATGTTCTTGGTGAAAAATAATTGATCTAAACCAAACTACTTTATATCCCAATCTTTGGTATCTTATTCCACGTTCTTCGTCTTCTGGACACCAATGTTTATAATTTTCATTTTCCATAAAACCATCAACATATGATTTTGTTTTAAAAAACTGTACATGACCAAATCTACAAAACCCAACAATAGTATGTTCTGGTTTTAAATCAGATAAATTTAACGTATTTTTAAAAACTTCATATGAATCACTTGTTACTAATATTTTACGTTGGTCAAATTGTTCAAACCCATATGGATAAACTACATCACAATTTTGATTTAAAATTAAATGTTCTGCTGTTTTAAATGCTTCTGTTGGAAGTACAATATCAGCATCATAATTTATTGTAATATCAGTTTTTACATCTGATAACATTTCATTTATAATAAGAGTTCTATGGAATTCAGTACTTGAAGATTTTTTAAACACATATTTAACTCTAGAAGCATTTAATTCTTCTAAAAATAGTTTTCGTACTTCATCTGCTTCTGTTATAATAATATTAGAATCTGTATGTTTTAAAATATACTTTAAAGATGTAGTAATATTTTGTAATCGTATATCAGAGTCAATTTTTAATGGGATTATAAAAGTTGAATTAGGCATATAATTTTTTAAAAGAATTTATGTATTGTGATACAGTAACAGAAATTTCAAATTTTTTATTAAAGTAACTGATAATATCAGATCGATATTTTTCATTTTCTTCATTTATTCTAATAACATGATTTATAAATTCTAATTTAGATATGTTGTCATCACAAATCTGAATAAACGGATGAGCATCCATATTAAGTGCAGCTTTCTCAGATAGAATAACACTACAACCTGCTGCTAAGGCTTCTTTTACTACCAAAACATCACCTTCAACTCTTGAAAGTAAAATTAAAGATGAATAATCGCTCATTTTTTTAACGACATCTTGTCTAGACCATATTCCGAGATATTTTGTTTTTCCAACATCACCTGCTATAAAATCAGGATCTGAATTAGGTCCAACAAAATCTATATCAAGATCATTAGAAAAAACATTTTGTAACAAAAATTGATTTTTTCTAGATTCAATTTTACCTATAACAAGTGATCTTTTATTTCCTTTATCTTTTCTAAATGGTTCAAATAGATAATTTGGAATACCACACCTACATATACCTGTTTTTAAATTTGGATTTATATTTAATGCATTAATATTTGAACATTCAGATTGTCCAAAATATCCATCTATGTTATTAAAAAGTCTTGTATAGTCATCAAAAACATCAGAATCCCATGTTTCAATAAATGGGTGATATGGATTATGAGATGTTGATATTAAAGGATAATTTTTATTACTATTAAGGTTTATTGCATAATGATCATAATGAACATGTACAATTGAATCTTTTGTATTACATACATTATCTACTTTTTCTTTATAATTTGTACTATCATTT